AAAGAGCTAGTTTATTTTTAGGTTTATTATTCTGTTTGATTTTATCTATGATATTAGTTGCATATGCCCATGACGCACCGTCAGGATGGCAATATCCCTTAGAATGTTGTAGTAATATGGATTGTGGAGAAGTTATTAGTACATCTAGAACAGAGCCAAAGGATGGCTCTTTACCTGAGATGATTGTAACCATTAATAGAGGGGGGACAATGGTGTCGGCTCCAGTTCCACACAATTTTCAAAAAGTTAAACCTTCCCCCGATAATAAACTACATGCTTGCATTGGATTTAATGGGCAACTGATTTGTTTGTTTCTGCCTCCGGGAATTTAAAAATGATAGTACTTGAATATGAGAAAACCACTACTTCTGTTGTTAGAACTAGTGTTCCATCATATTATGATTATGATGATTCTCCTCTAGGACAAGTTGTTGATTTTTTATTAAGAGATTATATGAATAATGGATTAAGTGTTCGGGCTCAACTCTTTATGGAAGATGCTGTTTCAGTTGAAAGTGCCATTAGAATGTTAGATGAGGCTTATGAAAAAGCTCGGAAGATTGCTGGACTTTTGGGAGAAAATAAATGAATTTTTTGACTACAATCGGCGTTGTTTTAGTAATCATTGTTTTAGTTCTTGGTTCATGTGCCTTAAGATGGTCTATCTGGAATGAATGTCGTCAGAGTCATTCGTGGCTCTACTGTATGCACACAGTTGGAGGGAAGTAATGAGTGTGGTGAATATAGACCTTGAGCGTTTGCTTGAAGATTATCATGGAGATACTATTGTCGTGCGTTTTGGAAATAATAATCATATTGAACCCTACATGGAGTTGATTCTGGATAAGTCTATTATCAAAGATGGAAGAATTCGTTATGTGATTAAGGAGCTATCTAATACTGGAGAAATTAATCGGGAGTTTGCCACTCCAATTATAGAAGGAGTATCTTTAGAAGGGGTTCGGCAAAATTATGTGAATATTGGCTTAATTGAAGATCGGGGAATAGGTAGTTGGGGAACGAAAGAGAGAAAAAATGAAGTTGCGGCATAAAACTGGAGCATGGGGAGCTAAGAACTCCCCCATGTCAATAGCCCACGTTATTGAACATGAATTAAGTGATAGGGGATATGATAGTGGTATTGCGGAATCGGCACGCTCGGAAGCAGAAAATGCAATTCAATTTTTAGGGGAATTGACACAAAAATTATATGAAAAAGGGGTATTAGATGAGAAAGATATTTTAAGTTTGGATAACTTACATTGGTATGAAGTGGTAAAAGATGAATGAATTGCTTTGGGTTGAGCGTTATAGACCAAAAAAGATTAAGGATTGTATTCTTCCTCAAGACCTAAAAACAACATTTCAGGCTTTCGTTAATAACAAACAAATACCAAATCTTATCCTAACTGGTCCTCCAGGAGTTGGCAAAACTAGTGTGGCCAAAGCTATGGTAGAAGAGGTTGGTTGTGATTATATTATGATTAATGCATCCTTGGATCGGAATATTGACACCCTAAGAACCAAAATTGCTGAATATGCAAGCTCTATGTCGTTTTATGGAACTCGCAAATATGTAATTCTTGATGAAGCTGATTATCTAAATCCTAATTCATTTCAGCCAGCCTTGAGAAACTTTCTGGAGTCATTCTCAAAAAATTGTGGATTTTTGTTTACAGTAAACTATCTTCATAAGCTTATAGAGCCTCTGCATTCTCGGGTGACGGTTGTTGATTTTAAGTTCCAGAATTCTGAGAAACCAAAACTAGCCGCTAAAATTTTCAAGCGATGTATTGAAATTCTTAACCTAGAAAAGATTAAATATGAAGAAGATGTAATAGCTCAATTAGTTCAGAAATGGTTTCCTGATTGCCGACGTATTATTAATGAGTTACAAAGATATTCAGCAACTGGTAGAATTGATTCGGGTATTTTAACTAATTTTCAGGAAATTGTTCTTAAAGATTTGATGACTAGTTTAAAGGAGAAGAATTTTACTAAGGTGCGATCCTGGATCGCTCAACATTCAGACCTAGATGTGAATGATTTTTATACTAAGCTTTTTGAACATCTACCTACTTATCTTAGCAAAATTGGTTTCGCAAATGCGATATTGATTTTAGCTAAGTATCAATATGAAAGTTCATTCAGTGTCAATCAAGAGATTAACAAATCCGCATGTTTAGTAGAAATGATGATCCAATTAGATAATGAATGGAAATGATTACAACAGAAAGATTATTTGAAGTTTTAGAATACGAACCACTTACAGGACACTTCATATGGAAAGTTAATATGTGGCGTAATAAACTAATCGGTAAAAGAGCAGGAACGGTTAGAAAAGATGGTTATAGAACGATTAAAATAGATAATATAATATATCTTAGCGGTAGACTTGCATTTTTTTATATGAAAGGAAGATGGCCTGATCCAGAAATTGATCATGAAAACAGAATACGAGACGACGATAGATGGGATAATTTAAGAGAGTGTACAAAGTCTCTAAATAGGAGCAATCAAAATTATAAAGGGAAAGCTAATCTAGAACGAGGTATTACTTATAGTGAAAATATGAAATTTGTTGTTCGCTTATACAAAAATAAAAAACAAGTGTATCTAGGAAGATTTCTTACTCTTATTGAAGCAAAACTTGCTATAGAAAGATTTAGAAGTGGTATGAATGTTACATAGATTTCTAGATTGGTTATACAAACTTCTCGGCTTGAAAGCTCATTTATGTGGGGTTTGTGGTAGTTCATCGTTTCGGCGTTTTAAGGACACTATTGTTTATCTGGCGGAAGACTGTGGAAAAAACAAGCTCCATGAAATGAGAATCTGTAAAAATTGTGCGGATATTATGAAGTTAATTAAGGTGAAACATAAAGATGTCAACCGAGGATGATAAGTGGCGTTTTATCAATTCAATCAATAACTTAAAGAATGATAAATTAATTGATGATCCTGAATTAGAAAAAGATTACAATCCATTCTTTATTAATAGGTCTTTATCTTATCATTTAGATACCCTTATTCATGCATTCAAAATGGATAAGTATTCTGGCCTTTCTAAATCCCATCAATACTTCTATCTCCTAAATAAAGTTAAGAAAGCTAAACGCTTTACTAAGTTTGTGCGTCGCTCTAATACTAAATCAGAGCCCGACGATTTAAGGATGGTTCAGGAACACTTCAACTACAATATACAAAAAGCCCGATCCGCCTTATCAATCCTTAGTAAGGAAGAATTAAATGCTATAAGATATAAAAAAGGTGGATTGAAAAGTGACAAATGATTTATTTAAGGGTTTTGGGGTTGAAATAACATTAAAAGACCCAAATGATTTTCTCAAGATAAAAGAAACCCTCACAAGAATAGGGATAGCCTCCAAGAAAACCAAAACTATTTATCAGTCTGTTCATATATTACACAAGCAGGGTAAATATAGCCTACTCCATTTCAAAGAATTATTTGCCTTGGATGGCAAGGAAACAAATTTTTCCGAGGAAGATAAAGCCCGACGTAACACTATAACTTCTTTGCTTGAGGAGTGGAAACTTCTTAATATTGTTGATCCCGAGAAAGTAAAGGAACCAAAAACTACCTTATCAAACATTAAGGTAATATCCTTCAAAGATAAGCCGAACTGGACCTTGGAATCTAAATATCAAATCGGAGTGAAAAAATAATATGAAAAATTGGATAGAAAGTATGATGGACAGTGAGTGGTATTTAATTGAAAGGACAAGAACGGTATTGAATGATGATTTAATTCCCTCAGTTCATTATGAAGCTTATATTTCAACCAGCCCCTATGATGATAAGCCTCGGGCAGGATATCGTCTTGCCAATATGCAAAGGTGGTTTGGTCCTGATTATAAAGGGGAAATAGAACAAATGATTGGGCGTCATTTGGTTGACCTTCATAATGCTAGTTTGAAGAAAGTAACAAAGGAAGTAGAAGCTGGAGTTATTCGTTTACCATCTGATTTAAAACTAGCTACATTAAAAGCAAGGAAGCCTGCGGGAGGATGGCCAAAAGGAGTTCCGCATTTAAAACATCCTGATGGTAGAACTATGAAATTGAAAGAAGTGTTGGCGGTGTTAGAAAATGAAAAGCAGAAAGAGAATATTCAAGAGACGAGCCCTGGAGTTGTTCAAGAAGGACAGCCCGTTCAAACCGAAAATAGTCAAGAGCAAGAAAAAGTACAGCCGCAAGAACAAACACAAGAAAAAAGAGTTACCCTAATTACCTCATCTGGTTTGTATGAATAATAACATGGATATATTATGTGGACCCGCACCAGAAGTATTTAATTCTTCTCAACAAACTAGCATGTGATGTTCCTCCCGTTGCTAACGCACGTTTAGCTGCCGCCCTTGTTTACAAAAAGGAAATTGTTTCCCTGGGAATAAATTCCCGCAAGTCCTCGCCTTTTCAAAAGAAGTTTGGAAAGAATGAGGATTCTATTTTTCTTCATGCCGAAACTTCGGCCATTAGAAATGCCTTGCGAGTAATCAATGCTGAAGAAATATCAAAATCAACTTTATATGTTTCTCGGGTAAAATACAAATCTCAATATAAGGAATTTTTTATTCCAGGATTAGCTAAACCATGTTCGGGTTGTGCTCGGGCAATATCTACATTCGGAATTAAGAAAGTTGTGTACACCCTAGAGACAGGAGGCTATGGTGTCTTGTGATGTCATCCTTGGAGGGCTTTACATGAACAAGAACCAGAAAGAATTAATGTTGAAACTGGCAGACTTCCTGGAAACTATACCCAGTAAGAAATTTGACATGGCGGGGTGGATGTATTCTAAGAAATTAAAATCAGAGGATTTTAAGGTAATTAAAACATTGCCAAATCATTTGCATTATTATGGAACTTATCAGGATGCTGTTGTTGTAGAACCTTTACATTGTAAAACTGCGGGTTGTGCTTTGGGTTGGGCTGCTACAATGCCTGAATTCAAAAAGCGAGGTTTAAAGTTAGTAGGAGAGAGTGATCGGCCGTTGGCACTTCCAACGATAATCACTAAAGACGGAAGTGTATATTCTGGGTTTGAAGTAGCGGAAAAACTTTTTGGTATTAGTATGTCCAGCGCCGAATTTTTATTTACCTGTCACCGCACAAGAAACACACCGAAGGCTGTAGCCAAGCGACTGAGAACTTTCGTAAACGATCAGGAGAAATAATCATGCCCCCAGTGCCAGCACACCGCTATGAATTGTTTATTGATATATTTGAGAAGAAGGTTTCTGAATATCAAAAGATTATTCAAGATATTGAGACCATGCAGCAACCATATAATTTAGTTAAGGACTGTTTTGTTGCGGCAAATCTTGATAATGAAACTAGTATTGATATTGCTGGAAAAAGAATTGAATCATTAATTCACTTAATGTACGATAACCACAAAAGGGATTTTGAACCTTTGATTGAGAGTATCGGCAAAGTTCTCCTAGAGAAACAATTACATCGGGACGGTATACCAGCCCGAGGTTCACATGATTCTTATCTTACTATTGTTTGGCATTTACTAGATAGACGTTCCGTTGTGTTATATCTTTGTATTCCGTATGAGGGTACGAAGTATTGTACTCGGACAACTAAGGAATTTCCCACAACCAGAACTGAAATTAAATATGAATGGTTTGACGAGCCAATAATTATTAATTCCGAAGACTGCGACTAAAACACAAGGAGAAAGAATACCATGGCGACAAGTCTGAAATCTCTAATAGACAACTTTGAAAAGAGCTTGCGGAAGTTTGTCGTGGCAAATATAGAGGAAATTCCTCTGACACAAGCCATGTGTACGATAGTTCCTCAAAACGATAATAATTATCTCATCACTGTTACAATAACGGGGATGGGGGAACAAATCATGGAGATTGCATTTGTGGAAAACGAATTTTCCTTTAAGTCGTCAATGTCCGTTGATACATCTCCAAAGTTTCCCATGAATCTTGTAACTGAACTTCTCGTTGGGTTGGCGACACTAAATTTTAATAAGGTAGTTCAAGAACCCCAAAAAGTCGTGGTTGACAACAAACCCAACACCATCTAGACATTCTTTTCTAGGGCGTTGGCTTGAACTGGCCAAAGCAGAGCGGGGTTAGACCAAATCCTCCAGTCTAACCCCGCTTGTCTTTTTAGGCAGACTTCTTAGCTTCCAAGGCTAACAGCCAGTTAGGCTTCCGTCCCCTTCCTGCCCACGTCTGGTTTGCATCCTGAGGATTGATCATTTTAGCGGCCTTGGCAGGCTTGATCTTCCCCTTATTGGTGTAGACCTTGAACACGGGCTTACCATCAACCTTGATGATCGTTGGCCTCACCCCTGCCTTACGGAGCTTGGCAACCCGACCGTTGATTGTGACCTTGCTACCCTTGATGATAATTTCCGCTCCCAGACCATCAGACAAAGCTAGAATGGTTTGCATCCAAGGGAACCGGCACTCATGGTTAAGGTTTCGTTTGACAGTCTGTGCTGCCAGTCCCGTGCGTTCAACCATGGTCTTGACCTTGAGACCATCGTGTATCCACTGACTGGCAAACTCGTCTTGAATGCCTCGCACAAGCTGCTGGTACATAGTCTCTTTTCTAAGATTCGTCGGCATAACTTAGTCCTCGCTTTTCTAGGGTTTAGTTGACTTGCCATTTCGCCTTACTCTATTTTTCCTAAGTTGGCAACCTCCTTTTCTGACCCTTCCCAAATTTCTTTTAGTTTTTGAGATTAATCGCTGTCCCTTTTGGTAGACATAAAACGATGCCTTGACCTCGGTGCATTTCTCCACCTTTCGCCTCACATTTGGCGTTTTGGTCCGAAAATATACTTATCATAACAATGAAGAATAGTATACCGCCTCCGATTAAAATAGAAATCATGATTCGATCAGACATGATACATTACTCCTTTTTGATTTCGGGTTCTAGGTGAATCAGTTCCTTCATGGCCCGAGTTGCGGCCACATACATCAGGTTGATTTCTTGATCCTTCTGCCATTGTTGCCGAGCCCATTTATTCGGGCACGTGCCATCCTTATCAAGCCAGTATACCCGCTCCCACTCCCGTCCCTTGCTCTTGTGAATGGTGCTGAGAACCAGGATTCCCATCTTATACACGTCTTCGGCAAAGAGCGAGTCAATATAGGCATGGACGTCGGCTACTTGGGATTTGCCTTCAAGTTCGCACTGGTCAATAATCACTTTGAGGGTTTCAACCTTATCCTCCAGGGCCGCAACCTGGGCTTCACGCTTCTTGGCCAGAAGCTTGGTTTTCTCCTTGTCAAAATATGTGTCCAGCTTATCCCGGAGCTTGTCCAGAGACTTAATGGATTTCCACTTGTTGGCCAATTGCTTCAATCCTTCCCCTACATCCTTACGGCCTTCAATTTTGCAGGGGATGCGATTACGGATGCAAGAGAACGCAAGAGCCACTAGCGGCTTGGTAACACGGCAGAGAACCGCTGCATTACCATTAAGTTGGCTTCCAAGCTTTAGGAACTCTTCCATCGTGGAGTCGGAAATCTTGCCTTCCTCGGCATTCGGGAGGGCTTCAATATCCGGCACCCATTGTTGAGCATATTTGATAACAGCCTTGGGACAGCGATAGGTTACTGTCAGGGGGAACCTAACCGCCGAAAAATCCGCCGCTATTTTATCTAGGCTATCACTATCGGCTCCCGTGAAACCATAGATGGCTTGGAACCTATCACCCACGGCAATCAGGCGACCCCCCTTCTTAAGCATGGCATTTGCAGCCATACGGCGAACCTGATTCGTGTCTTGAGCTTCATCAACCATGACCACATCGTAGGTCCAGAAAGGCATGGAATAAAAGAGGGGCATATAATGCATATCATCAAAGTCAATGATATCAAATTGCTTGGTAGAAGCTACGATGGCCTGTTTGGCATACATGATAATTTCTTCGGTCGGCATGGCCTTACCCTTTTCTTCGGCTTGCCGGAAAATATCATAATGATCGGCCAAAGCCCACCATTCATGATCATCCTCTATTTTGCCGATGATACCAAGAGCATGCTGTTTGGCCATGCTTACTAATTTGTTGATTGTTTGCTTCCAAAAGAAGTCGGAAGGAACAAGATTGTCAATGATATTGAGAACCTTAAACTTATCAACTTTGGCATATTTGTGGACTTTACGATAAGCAGAAAGACCAAACGAATGGACCGTTCCCGCATGGATATGTGAATAATCTTTAACTTTTTCCTTCATCTCGGCGGCAATGGTACTATTGTAAGCAATTATCGCAACCCGTACTTTAGGGTTAGAAATTGCCGCCGCCTTAAGGGTAAAGGATTTGCCAGTTCCTGCCCTGGCTTCAAGGACACATGACCCTTGACTATTTGAATACCAGTCAAGAAAGGCTTGCTGTTGTGGAGAGAACTTTACCATGATAGTCCCCTATGGTTTGGCAAGGATTTTTCGTCCTTGTTTGTAATATAGAGTTTGCATTCTCTTATGTCAATCCTAAATCATTCTTGTTCACGAACTTGTGATCCAATTTGTAGTTCTATTTTTGTTCCATTCGGTTAACTTTTTTCCTTGCCAAGCTAAAGCTGAACCTGTAGGATTGGGTTGTATGAGGAACAGAAGTGGAACCTTGGGGTAATATCATGAACATGATTCAGTTTGACTGGACGACTAGAAGTCGGGCCGAGAAAGTGTTGATTACCACGAAGCTTTGGCAACTCTTAAAGATTGCGATTGAGGACTTGGATATAGTCCGCAAGAATCCAGAGTTTAAAATAAACATGCATTTCTGGTTAGAATCCATTGCTCCCAAATGCCTTTGCTCCGGATGTATGGCGGGAGCTGTTTTATATAATTCGTTTGAGGTGCGTAAAACAACAACTATGACAGCATCTAAGTTAGATGTACACATTAAGAATAAGATGTTGGCGATTGATGCCTTGCGAAAATTAGACATCTTCGCTGCATATATTTACATGCAAGAGGCAATAATAAGGAGACCAATATTTGGATTGGCGATTAATGAAGCCAAAATGCAAATAGTATTACAAATACCGCACCATAATAAAATTCCACGTAGCGATGCTGAATTGGATGAGTTCTTCATAAATATGAAAAAGTTATTCTCAATTCTGAAAAGTTTTGACGTGTAAGGGAGTGTAGTGTAAGGGTTAGCACCAGAGCCTCCAAAACTCTTAGATTGGGTTCGAGTCCCAACTCTCCTGCCATGAAAGGAAAATAACATGGAATTTTTTGCATTTCTTGGCACCCTAGGCTTATTCTTCTGGGGGATAGTTTTAGCTTTGTTTATCCTTGCTATTATTTGTAGTGAACAAGAAACCCCAGAAATAGCAGCTTTAGTTTGGGTTTTATTTTTGGGAGGATGTTGGTACTATGGAAAATTAGATTTCCACTATTTGTTATCTCATGCATATGTAATTATCATTTATGCTGTCCTCTATGTTGTGGCGGGAATTATTTGGAGCTTTTTCAAATGGGATCGTTTTTGTGCTAAAGAGCGAGTGAGATTTGAAGAAGATAAGAAAAAATATCGAACTGTGGATATTCTCATTGAAAATTATCTGCCTCTCGCCTTAAATAATAAACATAAGTTTTTTACCTGGATTATACTTTGGTGGGCAAGTGCGTTTTGGTATATATTCTCAGACTTGATTCAGGACGTAGTTGATTTTGTAGTACGCAAATTTGCGAGAATATATGATATGATCGCAAAAAGACATTTTAATGATGCGGCGGACAGAAGAGCCACGGCTTATACGGAGACAAAGTAAAATGGCAATAGACACAGAATTACTAGCCAGTATCAATGCTCTGGTTGAGGAGAAAACGTTATCTCTTGATGCTATGCGGGGGTTGGTAGAAATTAAAGAACGAGGCCAGAGATTAGCTAAACTTTGTGAGGAACAACTCAGTCAAATTGAAATCTATAGAAAACTGCATGTAGAGGATAACTCCGAGATATCAAAATTAAATGAAAATCTCGCTCAATGGAAAGCCCGAGAAGATGCTTTATTGAAGAGAGAAAAAGAAGCGGAAAAAGCAATCGCCGCAGCGGAATTACACAAGGCTGTGGCGGATGCTTATAAGGATAGTTTCACCAGAGTGTTTGCCCCTAATATGATACGAGAACAAATTCATAAAACAATTCCCGTGTCTATTCATGGGGGGGCACAGGGTTCTGGTTGGGTTGATAATAGACAAGTAAGCGAGAGTGTAACCAGAGAAGAGGGAAGATAAATATCTCGTCAGGTTTGATATGAAAGGAGACTCCTATTCTTTTTGAATTATATTTTATTGTTTGTTTTATCGGGGAACCAAAAGTTTGTCGGAAAGAAACAATTGCTCTATATCATGAAGCAAAAACATGTGCTATAAATGGTATCAATATTGAAAAAGATAAATGGTTTAGAGAAAATTATCCAAATAATCCATATTGGTTGATTAAAGAAATGTGGTGTCAAGACATATCTGACTTTACATAAAAATACTAAAATACTAAAAACACTAAACACGGAGAATACGAAACATGACAAAAACATATGTCGGAATCTGTCGGGATCATAGCGGTTCAATGCAAGGCTTAAGACACGCCGCCTTGAAAGACTATAATCAAAACATTGCTACCATCAAAGAAGAATCCATAAAAAATGAGCAGGACACAATTGTTAGCACCGTTTTGTGCGGTGTTAATAGGGGAATTGAAAGAGAAATTGTAAATTCTAATGTTCACACCCTAAAACCTCTGGATCATTATCGTACTGAGGGAATGACTCCATTATTTGATGGGATTGGGGACTTAATTGAAATTTTTGAAGATGTTCCAGACGCTAATAAGTCTGATGTTGCTTTTCTTATCATGGTTATTACTGATGGGGCGGAAAATGCTTCTTATAGATGGAAAACAAAACTAAAGGGAAAAATTCAAGAATTACAAAAGACAGATCGTTGGTCTTTTGTGTTCCGAGTACCCCGAGGTTATGGGAGTAATTTAACTGCCCTAGGAATCCCTAGTGGAAATATTGTTGAATGGGATCAAAATGAGGAAAGCTTAATTCAAACATCTTTTCAAACATCGGCAAGTTTGTCATCTTATTATGGCATGCGTTCTAAGGGTGTTACTTCCACAAGAACTTTTTATACAGATATGAGTAAAGTTACTCCCCAGGAAATCAAGGCAAATCTAAAGGATATATCCTCGGAAGTAAAGATATTGGCGGTTTCAGCAACAAAACATGATTGGTTAATTGGAGATTTTGTGTTTGATGCTTTGAAGCATCCCTTAATTAAGGGTTGTGCTTTTTATGAACTTACGAAACCAGAGAGAGATATTCAAGATTACAAGAAACTTGTAATCCAGGACAAAAATAACGGAAAGGTTTATGGGGGTTCTGCGGCTCGGAAAATGCTCGGGTTTCCTGAGTTCGGTTCTATTAAAGTTGCGCCGGGGGATCATGGGAATTGGAAAATTTTTGTCCAATCTACCTCAACAAATCGTAAACTAAAAATGGGAACGAGCTTGCTTTATTGGGCGAATGCTGTATAAAGGAAGGGTCTAGACCCGGCTTGTTGGTTGGTTGTTGATGAGCAGAGTTGGTAGTTAAAGAGCCAACCTTTGAAACCCTGTTAGGAGATCAACCTAAACAAGCCGGATTTTTTCGGGAGCGTATCATCATGAACCGTAAGCGACTAGAAAAGTTGGCAGATTTTCTGGAAACCAATCCTTTACTCCAGAAAAAAGGAAAATTTGATCTTAATACTTGGATGTCTAGTTATGACATGATGCGGGATTCAATGTATCAAAAATTAGCAAAAAAGACTGAAAATTTACCAGCCTTTGATAAAAATTGTAATCCTATAGAATGTCGCACTGTTGGTTGTGCCATGGGTTGGGCAACGACTATTCCATCTTTTCGTAAGGCTGGTTTAAAACTTCAACTTGATAATGATGGAATTGCCGAAATATGTTTAAAAACGAAAGATGGATATTTTACTGAGATGAGAGCCGCCGAGGTATTTTTTGATTTTGATCAATTTGATCATTATCGGATTCCTGAACTTTTGTTTCTGCCGCATTATTATCTTGAGAAGAAGAGAAGAAACCCAAAAGCCGTAGCAAAAAGAATTCGGGAATTGTTGAAATTTGGAGAAGAAGAGTTTATGAGGAGGCATACATGATTGCTGCGATTGTTTTGTTATTGTTATTAACTGCCTTGTTTTTATTTCTGATGATATGGAGAGAACATGGAAAAGAAGCCCAGAAACTCAAAGACCTTGAAACGGAACTCCGAAAACATCTCACCCAAAAGTCTACCCCAAAATCCAAGAAAGGATGAATCTTCCATGGGAAAGATTATAACCACGGTCGGCGGGGCAATCCTCGCTCTTTTTGGTATTATGATATTCTTCATGACATACTATACAGTAGATGAATATGAAAGAGTTGTTTTAACTAGGTTTGGTGTATTTCAATCCGTTGAAGGTCCAGGACTACACTTCAAGGCACCATTCGTGAATGAAATTCAGAGATTTTCTATTGGTATTCAAGATACTCATAATGATAAAATAGCTAATACATATACCTTGGATAATCAGGAAGTTGATGTTTATTATAAGGTGTTATGGCAAGTGCCCCCAGAAAATTTAAAGTTCATTTACATAAACGCTCAAGGGTATAAAACTCAACTACAGAGTATTATCCTTGATCGTATTAAGCGAGAAATGGGAAAGGTTAATATGGCTCATGTCTCGGAACATCGGGGGGAGTTAATTCTACGAATACATAATGTCTTAGTAGAAGATGCAAAAATACTTGGAGTAAAGGTAATAGATACCCAACTTCCAAACTTGGAATTTACCGAATCTTTCCGCAAGGCTGTTGATGCTGCTTCGGCTGCAAAGGCTAATGTGGAAACCCGGAATCAAGAATGGGAACAAGCCAAGGCTGTTGCGGAAACAGTAAGAACAAAGGCTCGGGGAGATGCTGATTCCCGTGTGTTAGCCGCCGAAGCTGAAGCCAAAGCAATTAAGCTAAAAGGCGAGGCAGAAGCCGCCGCCATTAAAGCCCAAGCCGAAGCCCTAGCTCAAAATGCCAACTTAACAGAATTACGAAAAGCCGAAAGATGGAATGGACAACTTCCCTCAACTATGCTAAGCAATACCACACCATTTATGCGGGTGGATAAAGACGGAATCGTCCCACGTCAATAAACTAGTTTTTTTGGTTGTGGGTGACTACGCGCCGCCCCAGACGCGTGTGGAACCCTCATAATCTTTTATTAATGGAGTTTTATGTGTCAAGCGTGAAGTATCCAAGAACAAATCATATGCCTTTTTCTCCAGGATATTCTTTTGATGATGAATTATTAAACGATTTATCAATATTTGATGGACTAGATGTTGTTGTAACTGAAAAAATGGATGGAGAAAATACCTCCCTCTATAAAACACATTGGCATGCTCGGGGGTTGGATTCCCGACGCAAACACGAATCCCGAGACTGGTTAGCAAATTTTTGGGCTTCAAAGGCTCACAAGATTCCCCAGCATTGGCGATTTTGTGGAGAAAATCTTTATGCTAAGCACTCAATTCAATATACTAATTTACAAGATTATTTCTATGGATTTTCTGTTTGGAATGCAGATAATATAGCGTTATCTTGGAAAGATACGTTAAAGGTGTTTCAGGATGCAAAAATTGTTTCCGTGCCAGTAATTTATGAGGGAAAGTTTTCTTTTGAAACATTGACAAGCATATCTTCTAGAATCAATACTCAATTCAACGAAGGATTTGTTCTGCGTTATAGCGGAGAAATCCCATATAAAGATTTCGGAATATATGTAGCGAAATGGGTTCGCCCCTATCATGTTCAGCCAGATAGTAAGCATTGGTTTGCTTCCAAGGTTATAAAAAATTCCTTGGCAAGTGGTTGATGGAGTGCTAAAGTATGGACAACCAGAGGAGGTTGTCCAATGAAGACGGTGTGCCGTATCGGAATTGTTTTTCTGGGTTTTGGGGTTACTTATTTTGTGTTTGGTATTTTGTTTTATGATTTAGTGGATTGGATATTTTAATGGCTGATATGTATACTAATGTCGCTATTCATAGAAATGAGATTTTAGTTTGTGGATATTTGGATGGGGAAAGATATACCCAAAAAATAAAATATAAACCATATCTTTTTGTTCCTGCTAAGAAAAAATCTCCTTACAAGAATCTACAAAAGCAACCAGTAGAACGAATGGATTTTGAAACCATTCGGGATGCTCGGGATTTTTATCAGACATATTCTGATGTTGAGGGCTTTCAATTATATGGAATGAACCAATTTATTTACCCTTATATCTATGATAATTTTCCGGGAGAAATCAAGTTTGATGCTTCCTTAATTAAGGTTCATAATATAGATATTGAGACTGGAAGAACTGAATCTGGGGCTTTCGCAGATGTTGAGTTAGCAAATGGTCCGATTACTCTAATTGGAATTGGAATTAAAAAAGAGCGATATATCTTTGGGTATAAGAAAAATTTTCGGCATCCTCGCTTTGTCAACTGCAAAGACGAAAAAGATATGCTCCAAAAGGTCATCAAGTTTTGGAGTGATCCCGATTTGCGGCCTGATGTCATAACAGGTTGGAACTGCGAAAAATATGATATGCCATTTTTAATTAATCGTATCAGAAAATTATTAGGAGATACTGAAGCTAAGAAATTATCCCCTTGGGGTATTCTTAAAGAGAAAAAACTGGAAATACGGGGACGAGAGGTTCAGGTTTATGAGCCTGTTGGTATTAGCATTCTTGACTACTATGATCTTTACAAAAAGTTTACATATAGTCAACAAGAATCCTATACTCTAGATCATATTGCCTTTGTTGAAACAGGGAAGAGAAAACTTGATTTTTCGGAAGTGAATAATCTAGATGAACTTTATGAAACTAACTTTGAAAAGTATGTTGAGTATAACATAACTGATATTGATCGGGTTGCTGATATAGATGAAAAGAACAAGTTTATAGAACTTGTTTATGCAATTGCTTATGATGCCAAGGTCAACTTTGTTGATGCTCTAACTTCAGTCCGTCTTTGGGATGTTATTATTCATAATAACTTGATGGATAAAAAAATAGTTATTCCGAAAGATATGCGAACTGAACCCATGACTATTCCGGGGGGTTATGTAAAACAACCTCAGATTGGGATGCATGAATGGGTAGTTTCTTTTGATTTGCAGTCTCTATATCCGCACTTAATTATGTCATATAATATATCTCCCGAAACGATGACGGGAATAGAACCTTGGACAGAAAATGATATTCAAAAAGTTCTAACAGGAGAATTCAAGGCAACTAATGATAAGGAAAGTTTTGCGGCAAATGGAGCTAGATTTTCCAATAAATTTCAGGGATTTTTGCCTGAGTTAATGAAGATACAATTCAAGAAAAGAGCCGAATATAAGGCTAAAATGCTTGAACTAAAGAAGAATGATCCTGATAATAAGAATGAAATTCAGAAGTATCACAACTATCAGCTTGCCAAGAAAATTCAGCTCAATTCAGCATACGGTGCCTTGGCCAACGAATGGTTTAGATTTTATGACTGGCGATTAGCTAGTGCTATCACTTTATCTGGCCAGCTTGCGGTTCGTTGGATTGAGAAGAAAATCAACATTTTTATGAATAGCCGTTTTAAGACTAAAAATGTTGATTATGTTATTGCTATGGACACAGATTCGTGTTATATTAAATTTAATACGTTTCATAATTTAGATGCTACTTTACCAAAAAAAGTCTTAATTGATACCCTAAACGTTTTTTGTGAAAGTCAAGTCCAACCTGCTATTGATAAAGGATTTGCAGAACTAGCAAAAACTATGAATGCCTATGAAAACGCCATGGTAATGAAGCGGGATGTTATTTGTGATAAAGTAATTTGGCGAGAAAAGAAAAACTATGTAATGAATATCTGGGATCAAGAAGGGGTTAGATTTGAGAAGCCTCAACTTAAGATTATGGGATTGGAGGCAGTAAAGGCTGTTATACCCCAGGCGTGTCGTTCTGCCCTGAAAGAAGCAATTTCAATTATTATGAATAAAAATGAAGCAGACGTAATAAAATTCATTGAAGAGTTCCGAAAAACCTTTGATTCATTGGCTTTTCATGATGTTGCGTTTCCTCGGGGAGTTAATGGAATTTCTAAATACATGTGTCCAATTTCATTATGGAAAAAAGGTGCCCCCGTGCATGTCAAAGGTTCTATCGTCTACAATAAACTACTAAAAGACAAAAATTTACAAGACCAATATCCCCTTATCTATAATAAGGATAAGATCAAGTTTTGCTATCTAAAAATGCCAAATCCTACGTTATCCCCGGTTATCGCTGTTCCTCGGTATCTTCCCGAAGAATTTGGCTTGGACAAGTATATTGATCGGGATTTAATGTGGGAGAAAACCTTCATGTCCCCTTTGCAATCTTTGTTGAATTTAATTGGATGGAGAAAAGAAAATATTAACACGCTGGAGAGCTTTTTTTAATGATTAAAAAAATTGATGATACTAATTTTTATGCCATTGCGGTTTGTTCAAATCCTGTAAGATATCATTCTCGTTACAGGTTATTTCAAGACTTCCGAAAGCACATGGCAGATTGTGGCTTTAAGCTATTAACTGTTGAATGTGCTTATGGGGAACGGGAACATGAACTTACAAGCAAGAATAACCCATATGATATGCAATTCCGAACCCGTCAGGAATTGTGGCATAAAGAAAACATGATTAATCTTGGTATTCAATATCTAACCCAACTTGATCCAAATTGGAAATACATAGCCTGGATTGATGGGGACATTACTTTCCAGAGACCAGATATTGCCCAGGAAACGATACATCAACTCCAGCATTATGATTTTGTACAACTATTTTCCCATGTCATAGATTCTGGGCCTCGTTATGAACCTGTCCAGCAACAAAATGGGTTTGTCTGGTCTTATTTCCATAATAACTTTGAGGCTCCTGTTGGTCCGGGATATACTCCAAAGAGAAATGCTTTTCCCGAATTAATCCAAGATACCGAAGTTCAAAATTACTATGGGGCAATAGTTAAAGGATCGTTTTGGCATTGCGGATATGCGTGGGCCGCACGTCGGGAAGCCTTAGAGAAACTTCAACTTTTTGATAAGGCAATTCTTGGCAGTGCTGATCATCATATGGCCATGGCTTTAATTGGACAAGCTCAACGTTCAATTCCAAGGGGAGTAACTTATGCGTATTATAATGCGGTAATAAATTGGCAAGATGTTGCAGAACAAGAAATCAAAAGAAATATTGGTTATGTTCCAGGAACTATTTTCCATCATTGGCATGGTAATAAAGTCCATAGAAAATATGTTGATCGGTGGAAGATTTTGATTGATTATAAGTACGATCCTATGATAGACATCTTGCGTGAGCCTTCGGGTCTTTATCGTTTGAATATGCATCATGGAGACCGTTCAAGAAGATTACGTGATCATATTCGTCACTATTTTAGACAAAGAAACGAAGACTCGGTAGATTTGTTCTAAAAGAGGGTTAGATAATGTTTTATCGTATTTTTTGGTTCGGCTTTTGCTGTCTGGTTATCTTTGCCTCAACCTTAATTATGATACCAACAATTACTAAATCTGCTGAACCTACTATCAACGGCGAAAAATTAATTTGTAAAAATACAACTGTAGCTACTGATAATAATATTCCCTCGGAAGGATTGAATCTTGGAAATGGACGCCACAATTTTATTTTATTGAATATGCGAATGATGCGAAGTTATTCTGTTGTTTTAAAGAAATTCATCTTCTATCATGAGTGTGCCCATTCCCATATTGGAGAAAGCGAATTATTGGCAGATTGTTGGGCTATCAATGAGGGGGTTAAAGGCAACTGGTTAAAAAAAGAAAATCTTCCCGAAATCTGTGCATCCTGGGAAGGGGCTCCTGAGACAGAAACTCATCCCTCAGCGGTGAGAAGATGTAACAACATTTATAAGTGTTTTGGTAATTTGATAAAAAGGCAAAATAAAAATGTGTCAAGCACTAGCTCTAACAATCAATAATGGTTTTTTGGCGGAAGAAATTATTGAGTATTGCCATCGTTGGGAAATTAAATATGGATTATCCTACGAGCCAAACAGAACCTGGGTTTTTAAGTTTGGCAATTCTACTGATTTAGAAATTGTAAAAGGACATTTTGATGTACGAAGTAGCAACATATAGAATTAAATTACAATTTTCTACGGAAGCAAATATCGGATCAAAAATCCTCCATTATTATGATCATGTATGGGCAAGTCATGTTGATGCTGTCTTAACTGATGGTAAACTTTTAGGAGCAAAATATTTTGGGGGAGTTATGGCCCGACGAAATGTTGGTTTCACAAAAACCCTACTTGTTGAGTTGCCAACCGACCAAAGAACACATGATGCATTTTATGATTTTTGTTATGCTCAAGTCGGAAAACCATATGACATGGGGGCGATCATAGCTTTCGCTTTTGAGCGAGATTGGCAGCAACACGATTCCTGGTTTTGTTCCGAATTAATTGCCGCTGCTTTACAAGAAAGTGGTTTTCTTCCTTATCCTTTATTTGCGGGTCATAACAAAATCACTCCACAAAATCTGCTGATAATGTGTAATATGTTTACTCCAATCCATCATCCTATTATTGTTTCTGAGATGAAATATGATTTAAAGAGAAAAACTAAAGATGAACAAAAAGATACTAGAAATTCTTGAAGATTTTATTTATTGGCTTGGAATAGCAATTGTGGTGATAGCAATTGCGTTTGGTACTTGGCTTAGTGGTACGGAGACTAAAGAATCAAAAGCTCGGGCCGAGTTTATTGAATCATGTCGGAAAATAATGGAAAGTAGACGAGAACCAACACCAGAGTTATGTAATAATATTTTTGTGAAGGAGAAAATGTGAACAAACTTCGGGCTAAACTTTTAAAAAACACCACGATTGCCGATACTACTATCCTTACCGAAAGTAAATTTTATACCGAAAAGGATATGGTTCCGACAGATTATCCGATGATTAATGTTGCCTTATCAGGAAGTATAAATGGCGGTATAACTCCGGGTATAACTCAAATAGCTGGACAAAGTAAACATTTCAAGACTATGTTTGCCTTGCTTTTGGCTTCCGCTTATTTGAAACATCATCCTGATAGTATGATGTTGTTTTATAACTCAGAATTTGGGAGTCCAATTTCCTACTTTGATTTTTTCAATATTGACGTGGAAAATAGAGTAGTTCATTCTCCTTTAATGAACATAGAACAATTAAAATTTGATGCTGTCAAACAGCTAGAGGGATTAGAGCGAGGGGATAAGGCTATTGTAGTTATTGATTCTATTGGTAATCTTGCCTCAACTAAAGAACTTCAAGATGCCTTATCAGAAAAGAATATTGCTGAAGTAGGAACCCGAGCCAAGGCTTTGAAGTCGTTTTTCCGAATGGTTACACCATATTTCACGATGAAAAATATTCCGTGCGTTATAGTGAATCATACCTATAAAACCTTGGAGTTATATAGTAAGGATGTGGTGTCGGGAGGAACAGGAAGTTATTATTCCAGCGAAAATATTTGGGTAGTTGGGCGGCAGCAAGAAAAGGAAAAGGTTGAGGGGGAGAACAAGGTTGTTGGATATAATTTCATTATCAATGTTGAAAAGTCTCGTTATGTGAAAGAGAAATCCAAGATTCCTATTTCTGTATTATGGAATGGAGGTATACAAAAACACTCAGGCATGGTAGATTTGGCTCTGGAGGCTGGTTTCCTCACTAAGAGCGGTAGATCATTTCGTTTAGTGGATAAAGATGGAGTTATCAATGAGAACGTGAAGATTACAAACGAAGATTTAGAAACTGATGAGTTTTGGAACAAATTTTTAACCGAAACCACATTTTCTGATTGGATAAGTAAGAAATATGCTATTGCGGATTTAGGAAAGGATAAACTATGACTGCCACAAAAAGTGTTATTACCCCAGCAAAAGAATATTCGTTGCTTAATGTTAAAGGAGAAGTGAGTTCATTTCTGACAACATGTAATAGTTCTTGCTATGCTTTGAGTAGCAGCTACGATATTCCAAACAATATTAGCTTCAATTATGATAAGTCTACTGCTGTCATGACAATTAATAGTGATGGCACAATTTCTGGTGATCCATGGCAAGTTAAGGAAACAAGAGGTTATGCTGGCATTATTAATTTGGCCAAGAAGTTTATGGAGCAAGAAAAGAAGTTGAACCAGCTTCAAAAAGAGTATAATGACTTGAGTGATGTGGCAATAGCTATGGATAATGCTTTAATGAAACTTAAGGCTCAAGACGATGCAAAAATCAAGGATGTCGTTCCAAAGCCCATTGAAAAGGCTATTCAGGCTATTAATAAAATTGGTCAAAACGGAATGCATGCCTCTTGGGAGAGTATTGTTGAAAATGGAGAGAAACCTTGACATAAAACCATACTCTTCTGATGAACAGAGAGTATGTGATTATCTTCAAAAAATCCTGAAGGGCCAAATAGGATGTGGAGATGATCCAATTGGGTTTTTGATAACGTCTCATATTGCTTTATCTTATGAACTTAAGAGAGTAAATGCTAGAATCAATAATTCTATCAAATCTGATATACAATGATGATTATGTTCGTAAAGTTATTCCGTTTCTCAAATCTGAATATTTTCATGACAAAAAAGATCAAATAGTTTTTGACTTAATTAATCAGCATATTCAAAAATACAACACTTCATCTACCAGAGAAACATTATATGTTGAGTTATCGGATAAAAATGACTTAAACGAAGATTTATATAAAGAATGCCAGCAGGTAATCCAAAACCTGGAAATTGAGGAAAAATCTGATCCGCAATGGTTATTGGATCAGACAGAGAAATTTTGTCAAGATAAAGCTTTATATAATGCTATTCGCTCTTCTATCTCTATCTTGGATGATAAAGATGGTAAAAAGAATAAAGGGTCTATTCCGCAATTACTTCAAGATGCTCTTTCTATTTCATTCAACACATCCGTTGGCCACGATTTCCTTAGTGACTACTTACATCGTTATGATTATTTTAATTCAAAGCAACGCAAAATTCCTTTTGATATTGAATTACTTAACACCATAACAAAAGGAGGAGTTGCAAAGAAAACTTTGAATGTCATTATGGCTGGCACAGGCGTGGGTAAATCCATGGTTATGTGCCATATGGCAGCGGCAAATCTAATAGCAGGTTATAAGGTTCTTTATATTACCTTGGAGATGTCTGAAGAAGAAGTTGCTCGTAGAATTGATGCAAACGTCTTAAATATGAATTTAGATAATGTTTATGATGTTTCCCGAGATAATTTTGCCGCCAAGATTCAAAAGGTGACGATAAAAACTGAAGGCAATATAAAAATTAAGGAATACCCAAACGGAGCTGGAAGCACCCTTCATTTTAGGAGTTTGTTGAATGAGTTGAAGATCAAATCAAATTTCATCCCAGATATTATTTATGTGGATTACATAAATATTTGTGCTTCGGCCCGAGTTAAGCTTGGACCAAATGTGAATAGTTATACTTACATCAAAAGTATTTCCGAAGAATTGAGAGGTTTGGGGGTTGAGTTTAATCTTCCGGTTATTTCGGCAACCCAATTAAATCGTCCAGGTTTTAAGAATAGTGATCCTGACATGGATAATACTTCGGACTCGTTTGGCTTACCTATGACAGTAGACTTAATGTTGGCTTTAATAACTTCTGAGGAGTTAGAGAAATTGGGTCAGATTTTGGTTAAACAACTGAAAAACAGATATTCTGATGTTGCAAAAACTCGGAAATTTGTAATTGGTGTTGATAAAGATAAGATGCGGCTTTATTCGGTGGAACAATCAGCCCAAGAGGATATAATTCATGACACGCCAGTGATGGATAATTCTGAGTTTGGAGAACGTCTAGAAGAAGAATTCGCTCAACAAAAGTATCCAAAGAAACACTTTCAGGACTTTCAATGAAAAAGATAGACGGCAAAACTAGAAGAGTAAAATATTGGGTTGCGAAATTGAATGAAAAGGTAGCAGTAATGGAAAAGACCCCATTTACTGAAGTTTTAATCAAAACATTTCTCAATTCTAAAGAAGCTCAACAGTTGTGTTCCAAACTTAATCGGGGTTCGGGATTTAATGGTTATACTCCAAATTTTTTGTTAGACAAGAAGAAGGAAATGGTGTAGGGTGTGCTCTTGAAACCATAGGAGAGTTTCAAAATGAGCAAGAACATCTTCTCAAACGAAGCCTTTGCTGAGTGGTGTGAACAACAAGGAGATAAAAAATATAATTATTATGGCAATTACCTCTATCCTTACCAGCAGAGGTGTGCCATTCATCAATATTTAATTTCTAAAGGTGTTAATGTAAAATCAGTTACTGCTCATCATTGGTATGACGAGAATAATATCAGCCACAATTTACCAAAGGATTGGGCATTACCAGCTTGCCAACATCCTTGGAATTTTAAAGATTTAGCCAAAAGACTTCAATAAGATTATTATCTACCTCTAAACGAAACGAAGAAAGGAACTGAAAGTATGAAGAACTGGAAAATCGCTTTGGCATTTGCGGGAGCTTTAGCCTTTTCAAGCCCTGTTGCTGCTCAACATCATGGCGGTCATTCTGGAGGCCATAGTGGTGGTCATGGAGGCCATTCTGGTGGTCATTCTGGAGGCCATTATGGGGGCCACCACGCCGGTCATTCTGGGCATCATGGTCATGCCGAGCATGGAGGCCGTAGGCATTGGCACGGCGGTCGCTGGTGGTGGTATGGTGGTCCTTATGGTCCTTGGTGTGATCCTGTCCTCTGGGCAACCACAGGTTTCTGTTACTACTGATGGAATATCCCCGTTTTCCCGAAATCAAAGTTGATATTGATTTGTCTGGAGAAGACGGAAGCCAATTTGTTGTTCTGGCCAGAGTTATGAATGCTCTGGCCAGAAACAAAGTTGATATACGCCTAATACAAAAGTTTCGGGCAGATATTGCCTCTTGCAAAGATTATAATGCTGTATTAGCAACAATTGCGATGTGGGTAAACTTCAATGGAGGCATCTTCCTGGAAAATAGGAAGTGGATACGCTAGGAAACAACTATGTCAGTCAAAGTACAAGTAACGGGGTTTCATGAACTAAAAAATAGAACGTATCCATATATTGGAATTACTGGTAGTGAATCTCAAATAGTCTATTTTATATCTCCTCGCTGCGGAATAAATATTGTTGATAGGGGAAAGTCAGAATATAGAACAGATTGGATTGAGGGCCTGTTCTTAGTCTTTTCTGGTGTTATAACACTTGAAAATAATAGAGAGAGATTGGAAAGGTAAGAGCGCGCTAATATAAACCTTTCCGATTCGTCTGCCGTAAGACGATGTATTACGGCTCCAAGCCTACGTGGGCGTAGGATGGCTGGCCCGGTCTAGACGATTAGTAATCTAAGGGTATGAAATTGAGGAGGTATAGACGATGATCCGCAAGGAGGACGTTGAGGCATTCGCCATTCGTGCGGCCAAGGGGAACAATGGTGGCGAGTGGGCAACACACTACACGGAAGAGCAAAAAGAACATTGGCGTAAGTTCGTGCTTGACCTCGCGTCAGCGATTAAGGGTATGAAAAACAAAGACCCCAAAGTTGACCAAAGTTAACTAAAGTTGTCTATAAATAGGAGGCCATTTTTGGCCTCTTTTTTTATGGGAAAATTGATGGAAGAATTAACATATATTCGGAATGAGTTCGTTGATAATGTTGGTCCATGGACATGGATCAAAATAGATAATGGTTCTTGGGATGGCCCAAAAGACGATTGGGAAAAATCTCACCGAAACATTGTAAAACAACATGTCAAAAAGTTTGATTGTGTAGTTCAGGCGGGAGGAAACATGGGGCTTTATCCCCGCCTTTACTCAGAATTCTTTTCTCTCGTCTACACCTTTGAACCCGATGAACTGAATTTTCACTGTTTAGTAAATAACTGCCAAAAAGAAAATATCATTAAAATTCAAGCCGCCTTGGGTAATGAACATCACATGATTAGGATGCGAAAAAAGTGTTTAGAGAATACTGGCATGCATAGTATTGAAGAACGCACCCAAGGTATTATCCCGATGCTTAGACTTGATGATTTTGAATTTCCAACCCTGGATTTAATTCATTTGGATGTAGAAGGGTATGAATTACGATGTTTACAGGGAGCCATGAAAACTTTGGAGACACACAAACCAGCCTTATTACTAGAAATGCCAACATTTTCTATTCAAAATTTGCTGAAACCTTTGAATTATAAAATTGTGGCAAGATCATGTTCAGATACGCTTTTTTTACCTGAATCTATTTCCTAAATAAAAGGAATTAGATTTTAGGGAATAAATAAGGATTCATGGCGAAAAAGAAGAAACAACCTTCCATTAATCAGGTTATTAATACTAAACCAGAAGTTGAAGATGCCCGACAAACATTATCGGCTCGCACCGTTGCCCCCCATAAACCATTAACCGTGGAAGAATTTGAGTTGGCTCTTTTAGAAGCCCGCAAGATTAGAATTACCCACAAAACGTCCAATAAATCTTTGGGTAAGCTAAAAAAGCGTAAAGATGAAATTGGGGCTCAAGCCCGAGCCGAAATATCTCGCCGGGATAAACTAAAACCCCCCAAGAAAACTGAGGCATATAACACTCTTAAAAAGCATTTAATGAGTGGTAGCACTCATGCCAAAAAGTTTGAAAAAATTAGTCAGACCTTAAAGATTGGTAATCCTAAGAGTATTGCCCGAACTATCAGACAAGCGGCTAATGAGGTAAAGCAAAAACGCTCCAAGAAATATACAACCAAGAAAATATCTGCTCAGGCGGTAAAGGTTGAAAGACAACGGGCACGGGCGGCTCGTAAGAAGAGAGATTTACATAGTACCAAAGGAGTATCTTGGGAGGGGGTTCAAAAATCTTGGACCGGACCAGGATTTTATAATGTAAACAACAAAAAGAAAAAAGGTTCCCCGATGTGGTTTGATTCTCCCGAGGAAAGATACAATTATCATAATCCCACTAAACCAATGGCGATTCCAGTAAATCCGAATCAGGCAAAAACAAGTTTGAAGCCAAAAGGATTGGTTGATCGTTTAATTGATAAAGTGGTTGGGGAATTGCATGGGAATAAGCATGGTTCATTCTAATCCATTTACGGCTTCATTTGTTTTGAATGAGAAAAAGAAGAAATCTTCGGGCGTGAAGAAATATACCTTCACGAAAAAGAAGGGGGATGTTGATTATAATAAGGACAAGGCAAACGAGGATTATGTTGTAATTCCTCATGATGATGAAAAACTAGCAATCCAGCTTGCCAAGGAATGGGCTCAGGCTATGGGTCATAAATCTTTATATCAATGGAAAAAGGAAGATTTGAAAGAGGGGGAAATTTGTGAAGTTTTAGAAGAGGGGTTCTTTAAGAAACTCTTTGGGATAAAAGACCCGGAATCTGAAATTCATTATAATTCTGAATACAAGATGTTTAATGGACATGTGAATGGACATCCTGTCAAAACCATGAAAGAACCTGGATTATATAAGCACCTAACCACGGTTCATGGTTTTAGTAATGAAAAAGCAGCAGCCTTTATAAAGGCTGCAAAAGAAGGATGGTCAAATGGGGAAACGAGCAAAAATCCAGTTGTAGATCATTTCAAACATATTGCTTATCATGTAGATAAAGCTCATGCCGCTCATTTGAGAGGGGATCATGGGATAAGAGATGAACACTTAAGTCATGCGATTGAACACCTTAATCATCTAAGCAAAATGGATGAGAAAGATATACAAAAACATCCCGAGGCTAAAGAGTACATTAAACATATTGGAAGTAAACTAAAAGATATTAAAGAAGGTGTGAATGAAGAATTAAAGTTCCATGGCGACACAGAAATGTTCCATGGCAGCTATAAGGGTATTCCAATAAAGCCTTCCAAAGATGCTTTGAAACAACTAGTTGATACTTTTAATATGCCGCCCGATAAAGCTTTCAAGATGGTTTCCAAGGCTCGGGCTTCCCATGATAATAAAACAGCTATTGATCGGCACTTGAAGTTTGCCGAGCATTGGAAAAAGAAATCGGAAAAGCATAGCAAAACTAATAATAAGGCAAAAGCAAAGAATTTTCTAAAAGGAGTAAAGTTTCACATGAAGCAAGCTAAGGGTCTGGGATATGACGAGAAAACTTGGAAGGAAGAAATAGAGCCAGTCCTAACTGACCTATTAGCAGAAGGTGTTTCGGGAAGCGATTTCTTTGAGCACTTAGAGGAGACTGGGGAACTCGCTCAGATGCCTCAGGATATCATTGAGAAAATGGAAGATTGGTTCATTGAGCAAGAGCAATTGAATGAGGCAGTAACAAATAAAAAGAATAAATTACTAACAGTACAATATAAAAATGAGAAAGGTGAACCATACTACCTTGGAAAAGGAACAGCTAAAGATGCTGTGAAGAAAGGTAAAGGATTGGGGTTCAAATCTTCAAAAACCACATATGAAGATTTTGATACAGCAAACTATTTTGTCAAGACCGACAATATGTATAGGGGAACTAATCTAGGTATTGATGAAGATTATCTTTCGGAACTTATGACACAGATGCTCCCGTTTTTCTCCGAAGAGCAAGCTTTTGCCGTTCTAACAAATGAAGATTTAGATAATGAAACCCAAAGCCGATTAGGTTATTGGCTTAAGTCTGGTCGCATGAATGGCCAAAGATTAGCTCGCGCACAGTCTTCTCTAGAAAATGGTTTACTTGCCAAGTATTCCTTAGATGAAGAAACCCCTGAAGATTTAGAGGAGGATATGGTTCCATATAAACCTACTCCTCCTCCTAGAGGCCGAGAATTAGCAGCCGGTATTAATGCTGCTCGCAAAGCTAGAATGGGACAGCTTTCTGCAAAGCCACAAAAACCAAAAGCAAAACCCTTAGGGGCTCAAATGAAAAGTGGTTTGCGTAAGTGGTGGAATGATAAGTCTGGTAAGACAGTAAAACAAGCTGTTGGCACATCAGATAAACCCGGAAAGTTTGGTAAAGAAGCTATTTCTCATGGCAATTCCGCTAAGTATCATAGAATTGTTGCTAGTGGAGAATTAGATCGGGGAATTGGTTTAAATCAAAAACAACATAGTTTTACAGGTTTAGCCCGAAGAGTTGGCGGGGCAAATGCTATTGCAATGCGTAAAGGAAAAGAGCAAGAAGCGGCTAATGCATTTAAAAATGCCAATGATCATGAAGCCGTAGCGAGACATCATGAGCGATTAAAGGCAAAATGGGATATTAGAACCAAATTTGCTGGTCAGGCTATTAAAAAAGGGGCGGCAAAAGGGAAAGCCCTAGGGTTTAAGACTGAGGATATTGAAGACCTAATGAAGAATGGTTTCTCGGAGGGGGAGGCTGTGGCCATGCTTACTGCTGCCCATGCTATTGAAACTGGGGGAGAAAGCACATTAGATGAAGTTTCTCGGGCTCATATGCAAGCTGCCGTAAATCATGTTCATTCAGTTCCCGAGCATTTAAAACAAGGGGTATCTGAGGCTCATGCCACGCTTTTGAAGTCCATGAATCATAATTTTAAACATGATAGATTTGCTGGAGCTGTAGATAAAGGTAAGGTTTATCAGGAGAAAAATGCTCTTCCCCGTTTAACTCGGAAAGATTTTGAGCATATTGCCCATCATATTCGGCACATCCCAGATGCAGAAGTGAAAGAGCATATGACCAGACATTATACCGAAGTTGGGCATCGGGCTAATCCTTTATTTAATCCCCATAGATTCTTAAAGGCTTGTGGTCACGAATAATGAAACGCCTAAGAGAAATTCTTCCATTGGATGAAGGTAAGAGAATTAATGCCTTAAAACAGGCTGTAAGAAATAAAGGAAAATTTGATTTTTTGGATGGTCCTTTATTAACTACTCCCACTATTTCTGGGGTAATATCAGCAGCATCAGGACATTTTAAAGGGGCAGCAGCCCAAGCTGCTTTCGGGGCAGGAGCCTATGGAGTAAAACATGGCATACAAATAGCACGTGAATATAGACGTTTACGCAGAACGAAAAAATTTAAATGATTGGAACGAAGAAAAAACCCGAGGAACTTGGATTAATTTGCCAACGTTGTGGCAGTCAATCTGTTAATTTGAAGGAATATGTTCTTCATAAAAAACATATACATAATGTTCGGGTTGTTGATTCAATCAATAGTCTCACGCAATTGGGAATGGAAGATAAATCATTTGAGGCTTTATTAGCTGAGTTTCCAAATGAAAAATATCATCCTGAATACATTAAAGAATCCAGAAAGATGTTAAAGTCTTATATGGAAAAGTTTAATAAATACTAAGTTAACAATAAAAAAGGGTAGGAAATTATAAATGGCTCAATGGTCCTCAACTGATAACACTTCAAGCAGCCCACTTTGGGGGGGTGCCTTGGTAAACTTATCTCCAAATTCCGCAAACCGAGATTTACTTTATCAAAATTCTACTCCTGATTCTTTTGTTACGGGAGAAACCATTGGTGTTTTTGGAGTTGCGGCAAACGAAATATCTGCATATTCAGGAGCAATGACGCATACAGGTTGGGTTCTAAAACGAGTTGGTTCTGGTGGTAGAGCGGGCCGAGTTCAGACTGAAGTTTTAGTTGCGGGGGGTTTTGGTACTGATACTGTGGACGATATTCTTTTAAGCATCACTTCCCAACCATCTAACTCAACGGTTAATACTCACGTTGCCACAACTTTTAGTGTCGGGGCAGTTGGAAGCCCAAATACCACTATTTCTTATGTTTGGCAGGCTAATACTGGTTCGGGGTTTGCGAACCTTTCGGATGCTGGAGTTTATAGCAATAGTACTACTAATGTCTTAAGCATTTCAAATACAGCCACCTTGAATGCGGTTTCTTATCGGGTTCTCGTTCTAGAGACTGGAGCTACTACCCAAACTTCGGCAAATGCTAAGTTGACAGTCACTTGGGCTTCGGTGAACGTAACGTCTCAACCCGCCGATAATTCTGTCGCAAATAATGCGGCAGCTACATTTTCTGTTAATGCGGTATCGGTTCCAACTGGTCCAACCTTGCTTTATCATTGGCAGAAATGGGGCGGGGCAAGCTTTGCGGATATTACGGCAAACGCAACTTGGACAAACGTAACCACAAAATCTTTTGTGATTACCAATGCCATACATAGCACGGATGATGGACTTATTTTCCGAGTTCGGATAAATGGTGTTGATGTGCCAAACACCTTTAGCACAAACGCTACCTTAACCGTTGCGGCATAATGTCTAGTAATAGCGAATTAACTGCTAATTCTATTTCTGTAGTTAATTCGCTAGCAAATTCTGATATGATAATTGTTGTTCGTAATCATACGGCAAACAATTGGGGATTAAAAGGAGTTATCGCAAATACTTTAGGAATATCAGCAAATATTGCCGTTGGAGGTAATACTTTGATTATTGTAAATGGTTTAGTAGTTTCTATCACTTAAGAAGGAAAAAGAGAGAAAATGGCATACGTAAAAAATGTTTATGAGGGTAAGTTTGGAGTTGTTAAACCTCATGAACACAATTATCAGATTGTTGATAAAAAAGGGGCTCATGTGGCATATTGCATGAATCTTGAGGTAGCTAAGGAGATTGCAGATTCTCCTCCAAAAGTAAATGCCTCTAAGTAAAAAATTACGAGATATAATACGAAAGAACGGAAGTGGGGCCGACGCATACACAGCCAAGGGTAAATTACGATCTCTTGGGGGTTACAATAGAACTATAAAGGCTATTAAGAAAAACAAATATCACCGAGATTATGATCGTCCTGAGGAGTTTGATAATGGAAAAGGAGAGTGGACAGACCCCGACGAATGGGGGTTTCGCAGACGATGAATGAATATACTAAACCATGAAAATTTTCTTTTATATTGTGCAAAATATTATGAAAATCCAAATTGCTATAATGTAAAAGAATTTTTAGAAGACTTGAAACGCATAAAATATATTAAGAAACTATTCACCCGATATTTGAAGGGGGGAGAATTAAAAGAAAGACTTATTCTTAATCATATCATTATTCTGAATAATATGTTTGGGGCGGAACACTTAGTTAGAATATTATTTTTGAAACTGGATAAAGAACATTGGCCGTTGGTTAAACCATTTTTGATTTTATTGAATGTTTTACCTGCAAAAATATTAGGATTGGAGGAAACAATTTTCACCGATGATATTGCAATAGATCAAAAAATTGTAGAGATTTTACGAAAGATATGAAAAAGATTAGAGAAGATGCGGTTGCGGTAAATAATATTGGTTCGGGAAATATTGAAGGGACAGGAGTTGGGATAAGGGGCGAACCCGGAGTGCCTAAAAGGAAGAAGAAACTCCGGAGTATTATTTTCAGAAGGTTTACGAAAGGTGCCGGCAGATAATCAAGATTCTCGTAATCTATTAATCAGGTTAGATGAACGCCTTAAATCATTACAGGCTGATGTTAAAGAACTAAAGGATAAAGTTGAAAAAGATACTACTTTATTTGTAACCAAAATTGAATTTGCTCCTATTCAAAGAGGAGTTTATGCGGCAATTGGAATAGTAATGACTGGAGCCCTTTATGGATTCGGTAATATTATTTGGAACATATTAAAGATGGTGAAATGATAAACCCATTCCGATGTTATCTAGAGATTTATAAAAATTCCGAAACAAAACCATTTTTCTTGTGGATGGGGGTTGGAATTTTTTTAACTGTCTTGGCTGTTGCTCCTTTTTCTTCCATTCTAAATTAAAATTTTCTTGACTATCCCCAAACTCTAATATAATATGTCCTCCTCAACCCAATAGAGAGAGGAATTTCATCATGTGGAAGGGCATTCAAGTTCCAACAGGAATCCACGACAAAACGTCGGTTCGTCCTCTTATGGAAGGACATTCCGACACCGTGATGGATGCGTTTGGCAAGTGGAAAAGTGGTAGCTCTGAAACTCCTTTGGGGGATGCAAAAGGAATTGTAGTGCACGACGAAAAGGGTCGTACTCGTTATGCTGCCTCCCGCTAAAAGGAGAATTGAAAATGGATTATCCTAAAATTGCACATTACCTTAACAAATATCGGGAATTATATGTAATTGAGGCATGGGAAGACCGATATCTAAAAGACCTGATTTCTCAAGTGAGGGGACGAACTCGGGTAATTGTAAAGGAAATTAATATCCAGGAGTTGGCAGTCCCGCGAAATTACGTTGATGTTCCTATGCCAAAGGAACAAGAGTTGAAACCAAAAGGTTGGCATGGAGACCCTAAAGCTTCATTTTTATATGGATTTCATTGGCAATTACATTTTACTCAGGAAGAAACAGATGATATCATAGCTCCACATGCGACGACAACTTCATTTACCGCCGAAACTGTTTTTGAAATGATAAAGAATCTTCTGAAGATAGAGGGAACTTGGGTTTCGGAGGGATACGCCGCAACTAGACCCAATAATTTCTATTGTAGATCATCATGTAGGGCTTTGAGCGGCACCCTTTATGGTGTTATAGAACCTTATGAGAAAAAAGAAGTGTTGCAGCCTATGGAGGTGTTTGCAATTCTGACGGGGTTAAAGAAAGCATCAGCAGGATAACAAACTTTAAATGGGGGGTTGGGCAGCTTCTCTTTTGTCCAACCCCAAAGTAAAAATGAAACTAACTTATTGTGCTAGATGTCAAGCAAAATTGCCTGACGATGGGCGTTTTCGTTATTGCACAAAATTATGTTTTCAAATAGCCCGACGACAATATGAAATTAAACGTACCCTGACTCGGAAAAGATATTGGCATGAGTCAGAACAGGGTAAGAAGTATGAAATAGAATATCGTTCTCGTCCAGAGGTACGAGAACGTAAGAGTTTAATAAACCACGCACGCTATGAAGCTCGGGAGCGAGGCGTAGGTACAGCAGATATTTTGCGAGAATGGAAAGCTAAGGTTGGTAAGGTTCCAGAAAAAGGGGATACTAGATATAACCCTAAGAAATGAATGAGTTGGCTTGACAGTAAATACATTTCTTTATTATCAAATCGGTTATTAAGATTCCGGAGAAAATCTCCGGTTCTTTATAATTTTCGCTGCCCAATCTGTTCCGATTCCGAGAAAAGCAAATCTAAAGCCCGAGGGTATATTTACCAAAAATCTGGTCAATTTTGGTTCACATGCCATAACTGTGGAGTATCACTTTCATTTCCCCGTTTTTTAAAGCAGTTAGATTCAGGATTATATGATAGTTATCTGACGGAATTATATTCAGGAAAAAGACCCAATCATGATTCTTTTGAGATTCCAAAGCCAAAAAAGCTTGACAATAAGAGCCTAGCTGAGCTAAAGTTAGTCTGGGAACTTCCCCGAAAACACCCAGCCCGACAATACTTGGAGTCTCGCAAGATTCCAAGGGATCGGATGCTTTATTATTGTTCGGAATTTAAAACTTGGGTTAATAGCCAAGTTCCTGATAAATTTGAGGATTTAGAATTTGAGGAAGACAGAATTATTATTCCTTTCTTTGATCAAACAAAGAAAATGTTTGCTTTTCAAGGAAGATCATTAAATCCAGATTCAAAGTTGCGTTATGTTTCTATAACCTTGGATGAAACAAAACCTAAGTTTTATGGCTTAGATATGGTTGATTTTAACCGAAAGTTTTATGTGTTTGAAGGACCATTTGATTCTATGTTTTTACCAAACGCCATTGCTTCAGGAGGAGGAAAATTAACATCGGAATTAATCAAATTAGGAGTTGAAACTGATAATGCAATTATCTGTTATGATAACGAAAAAAGAAATAAAGATGTGGTAGCAAATATACATAAGGCTGTGAAGAACAACTATAATGTGGTAATCTGGCCATCTAGCCATGTTTATAAAGATATTAATGAAATGATTTTAGGGGGTTATACTATAGAGAAGATACAAAATTTTTTGAATAGCCGAATCTTTAAAGGATTGAGTGCCCAAGCTGAATTTAAAAATTGGGTTAGCAATGATGATAGGCCAAAACCTCGTGGATGATACCGAATTGTATGCTAGGTTGGACGCCAAACACCTAGCAATGTTAGTTTATGATAAAGTAATAATAGGGGGACAGTTTATTCCAAAATTTGTTATTAATCAATGGGTTGATATTAGATACAAGGAACATAAAGAAATGTTTTTGAATGTGTTCTGGAAAACTTTAAAGGAGTTAGATACATGAAAGTTGAAGTAGATATTGCATCTTTTGATGAATTTTTTGTTGCTAAAATGAAAGAAACAGAAAATTATATTCTTCAAGATATAGGAAGAGCTATTCTGCCATGTAAAGATTTTCAATTTGAAGATTTATATAATAATTTCAAAATGTTAGAACAAATTAGGGCAGTAATACTTTATCATGAAGGGAATTACGACCGTCCTTTATCTAGTCCAAATCCAGAATATGTTGTAAAAGAAATTTCCAAAAAAACATCTAAGAAAAAGAAGAAGTAATGAACCATTGGGATAAACGATTTATTCTCTTAGCGAAACACATATCCCAATGGAGTAAAGATGAATCTACTAAAGTTGGGGCTGTAGTGGTTCGCTCCGACAAAACCATAGCATCTTTAGGGTTTAATGGATTTCCAAAAAATACCGCTGATAATTTGGAATATTACCTGGATAGAGAGGTGAAGTACGAAAGAATTATTCATGCCGAAATGAATGCTATTTTACATTCTCGGGAATCTATGAAAGGATATACTTTATATACTTGGCCCTTTCTTCCTTGTGCTAATTGTGCTAAACATATCATTCAAGTAGGTATCGCCAGAATTGTGGCACCTTACAATATTCCAGAAAGGTGGGCTAAATCATGCGAGACTTCCAGAACGATATTCTTGGAGGCTGGAATAGATGTAATGGAGAATCCCAATTTCTTAGAGATGACATGAAGTATAAGATTGGAAGAACATCCCATATTCACGAAGATGCTTTTGAAGAGGTTGATATTGAACAACAGGAAGATTGTGTCTTTATTGCCCAAGCAGATAAGTCTATCTTTACGGGACAAAAATGTGAGGCTGTTATTGCCTTGGATTTAATTCAAGCTATTCAGGTTCACAAAATACTTTCGGAAATCATTGAAAACGCTAAAAGAAAAGGATTGATATGAGTCGTTTTGTTTATATGATTAGCAATCATGATGATTATGGTTCAGAAAATTGTATGGTTACATTACATCGGGATAATGTCCTGAATTTATTGGATAAATGGTTTAAAGTTAACAATTATGTTGAGGAAAGATTTGCTGAATATATTCAAGAATGTAAGAAAAAGTTAGAAGAATACTTAAAACTTGAAGATTCAGTTTGTCAACACAATTTAGGGACTGGTTGGGGCGGGGTGCAGTTTCATATTATTGAGATTGCAGACGCTAATGATACTCCCTGAAAAGAGCCCAAAAGCTAAATAAGAAGCTGTTTTAATCCCATCATCTTCGTAAAATTTCCCTATAAAAAGGCGGGAGATAGCGTGATATTTTTTGTATAAGGAGTCCTAATTCATAAAACATGACTAATAAAAAAAACACTAAATCTATGTCCCTGTATTCGGAAATCCTTCACTTAACACGGTATGCCAGATATAACGAAGAAAATGGAAGACGGGAAACATGGGAAGAAACCGTTGAACGTTTAGTAAGTTTTTTCACCAAACATCTCAAAGAAAAATTGTCTTTCGCCCTAGACGAAAAAACCAAATCTGAGATATATCAGTCGGTTCATAATCTTGATCTTATGCCTTCTATGCGAGCATTAATGACAGCAGGTAAAGCATTAGATGCCGTTCAGGTTGCTAATTTTAATTGCACATACTTGACTGTTGATAGTATTCGTTCTTTTTCCGAACACATGTATTGTTTGATGTGTGGTTCGGGGGTTGGATTTTCCGTTGAATCAAAGTTTACTAATAAACTCCCAGAAGTTCCTGAAGAATTGCTTCCCGCTGATACTACTATTACGGTCGCAGATTCCCGAAAAGGTTGGTGTGCGGCCACAAACCAACTTTTGACTCTATTATATGCGGGAAATATTCCGGAGTTTGATGTTTCAAAATTAAGACCTGAAGGAGCCCGCCTAAAAACATTTGGCGGGTATTCTTCTGGTCCGACCGTATTGGTTGATTTATATCATCATATCATAAAGATTTTCAAGAATGCAAAAGGCCGAAAATTGAAACCAATTGAGGTCTTTTCTATTATGACTTTCATCGCTCAAATTGTTGTAGTTGGAGGGGTTCGTCGTTCTGCTACGATTGCAATTTTTGATAAAGATGATTTTGAAATGCGAAACGCTAAGACAGGGAAATGGTGGGTTGATAATCCTCATTTTGCCATGGCTAATATTTCCGCTGTATTTGAATATAAACCTGATGTTTCCGAATTTTTATCATTTTGGTCTGATTTAATTAAGTCTGGCTCTGGAGAACCAGGGATTATTAATCGGGCGGCATTTTGGCAATCCTGTGAAAAAATTGGAAGAAAAACCAGAGATGATTCTGGAGAACGAATTCCTCTAGGACCGAATCCATGCTCGGAAATTATATTACGCCCAAATCAAATGTGTAATCTTAGTGGTATTGCAATTCGTCCAACAGATACTCTGCAAACTCTAAAAACTAAAGTTAGGTTAGCTGCTATTATCGGAACATTTCAATCAACAATTACAGATTTTGATTACCTGAGAAAAATCTGGAAGAAAAATGTTGATGAGGAAAGATTACTTGGAGTATGTTTAGCTGGGGTTATGGATCATCCAGTCTTATCTCAGGTTTCCGAACAATCCAAGAAATGGCTAAATGAAATGCGAGATGTTGTTTGGGAGACTAATAAAGAATGGGCAAAGAAACTTGGAATTAACCCCTCAACTTCTGTGACCGCTATTAAGCCAGCCGGAAATTCGGGGGAACTTTATAATGTTGGAAATGGTATTCATCCCCGATATGCCCCATACTATGTGCGAACTATTCGGGAAAGTGGTATGTCTCCAATCTGTCGTTTTCTAAAGGATTCAAAAATACCTTGGGAAGTATCTAAACAAAATGCTCGGGATGTAATATTCTCTTTTCCCCAAAAATCACCCGAGGAAGCAATTTGCGCAGATACATTATCATCCCTGGATCAATTGAAACATTGGCTTCATGTCAAAGAAAATTGGGCTACCCATACCGTTTCTTGCAGTGTCTATATAAAAAGAGAAGACTGGTTACAAGTGGCATCTTGGGTATATGAGAATTTTGATGCTGTTACGGGATTAAGCTTTTTCCCTTATGATGATCATACCTATGAGCAAGCCCCTTATCAAAAGATAGATAAAGATACATATATAGATATGATGAATGATATGCCCGCTCATTTAGATTATGACTTACTAAAGGAATATGAAAAAGAAGACAATACATCCACGAGTCAGGAGTTCGCATGCAGTGCGGCTGGTGGATGTGCAATATAGGAGAGAAAAAATAAATGGCTAATTTATTAGCACTAAAGTCTGCATTTGCTCCCCATAATGGGAAAATGTATTTTCTAAACCCTCACCATGTTGTCTGTTTTTATGAAGCCGATGATATGAATTCAACTATTGTTTATATGGTTGATGGGAAAACATATAACGTAAAAGAAACGCCTGATGAAATAGCCGGAGCTTTCGGGGAAGTTTGGACTTGGTAGAAAAGAAAATTGATTGTCAGGATTGTGAGACTCACTGTATTATCACTAGTGAAAATGTAGATGATATTATAGTATGTCCTTTTTGTGGCAGTACAGAAATAAATTTGGAAGATAATGCTGAATCCGAAAACGACGAATAGAATACAGAAATTTATTGACATTCTTGTGGTATCAATGGCATTCTGGTTCGTGGTGATGATTGTTGCGGGACCAATCTTGAGCGAGAACTTTGGAAGCACACACGGATTTCAACCCGATTTTGTGGAAGGATCATACCCTTCTTCTCGCACCAACTAAAAAAGGACTGAAAAAATGTCGTCTAACCAACAACGTTATTATGGTTTAGGCATTTTGGTTACTTGGATTGTTGTAATAGGCTGGATGTTTTTTACTATTCCAACCACAGGTTCTCCTATGTTTCTTCCCGGAGCAGGAACAAAAATGTTAAGTTTATTTACTAATATCTTTGTTGCCGCTATTCTATTTTTTGCGATTGGATTATATTGGGAACGTTTCTATAATTCCATGGTAGTAACTGTAAGATATTATATAAGGAAGAAAAAAGTGACCTGAATTACTAGCTCTTAGACCCCCTTAGGGAAATTCTCTTTCTGACTCTCATCAAACCGAAACAACGAAAGGGAACTATAAGAAAATGAAACCAATCAACATACATAAATTAGAAGTCAAACATTTTACTCTGGCTCAAGAAGCTAGAATTATTCGTCGCAAGGAAAATGCCGCCCGCAAATGGAAAAAGTTTGAAAGTGAGGGATATAAACATTTGCGAGAACATTGGGATGATGTTGCCATTGAACAACCAGATGGCTGGTGGAAACTAAAGAATGGAGAAGAAGTCAATTTTGATGGTTCGCCAAAAGGACTAAGAAAATATGCCTATGCGGCAAACCGAAATTATAATCCTGAATTAAGAGCCGTATTATCCCAACATCGCACGAAGATTGTTAGGCCAGAAGCTCGGGCCGCACATTTGGCTCTAGGGTTTCTAAAGAAAATGCCATATCGGGCAATGGAATTTATTGCCTTTGAACCCCCAATGTGGGATAAGGTTTGGCAGAATATTATTAAGTTTGGGGGTAGTACAGAGATGGGACAAGAATTCTTAGATTGGGCGGATGCTGAAGAAATTTCAGTAACAAAGAGGAATTCTAAGCACAATCAGAGAAATCTAGACTATACTCATACTCATACTGGCATTAAACCTCCAAGTTGGTTTATCAAACACACCTTGAAGTGGAGTTAAACTATATGGAAAAAATAGCCTACCGAGTGATGCGGGCAATTTGGTGGGTTATCTATCATGTAGATGATTGGAGATTAAGACGCAAGAAATAATGCGGGGCTGATACCATTCAATAAATAATGGATGGGATCATGGATATATCAAAACAAAGAATTTACCTCTGAAGATATTCAAGATTATGTTGGTTTTGTTTATATCATCACCAACATGTCTAATCTAAAAAGTTATGTTGGCCAAAAAAAATTCTGGTCTTCCAAGACAATTCAACGTAAGAAGAAAAAGAAACGTCTAAAGGTTGAAAGTAATTGGCCAGAATATTTTGGCTCTTCTTCGGCATTACAGAAAGATTTAGAAGAGCTTGGAGCCTATAAATTTGAGCGAGAAATTTTACATCTTTGTAAATCAAAAAGTTGGATGAATTATTTGGAACTAAAAGAACAAATCCAGAGAGATGTGTTATTGTCCGAAACATATTATAATGAGTATTTGGGCGGCAGAATTAATCGGAAACATCTAAAATAAAAAATCCTTGACTACTTAACCATTTTCCGTCAAGCTAGAAGCTCTGGCGGTCGTGGTGGAACTGGTAGACACCCAAGACTTAAAATTTTGTGAGGGACTAACCCTCGTGCGGGTTCGAATCCCGCCGACCGCACCAATCTTGGAAAGGATACAGAATGACCGCAACAATACCAAAATTGGTTCTAGCCAGAGTTGTGAAGTTTTGGACTAAGGGTAGACGTATAAAAATGCAATATCATGCAAATGGTAGATATTGTGCTCTTGGTGCTATTGCTAAATCTTATGAGGAAATAACTGGAGTACATATTTTTGAAGAGTTGATAGTAAAATCCCCAGAATTACAACCAATTATAAATTTTCTTGGTTATCGTGATGCTAAGGAGGTTTACGCAGATAATGATAGTAATGGACCATCTGTAGTATACAAGAAAATGGTGAAAGCTCTAGAGAAAGACTAAAGAGAGGACAACATGAGCACTAATGATGTTCCGGGAGCAAACCCAAAAAATGGGGATGCTCTAAAGGTTGGGTGTTGGGGAGAACATGAAGATGGTTCCCTAATTTTAGTGGAAGGCACCGAAGGAGGTAGAGTAATCTATTCCCTTTTTGCTATGAATACCAATCCTATCACCGAATATCGGGATGCTATGCCAACATGGGCATTTAATAATATGTTTTCCTGGAATAAAGACACAAAGAATATCAAATGGACTTGGCACGACAAAACCCAATTTCCCTGGAATAAGGTTATTAAAAAGGGGGCTCGGGATGGAGTTCGTTATGCTTCGGCCCATGATCAGCAATCGGCTGCTCAAATGGTGGCTGAAGATTTACGACTTCGGGGCCAAGATTATAATGCGGACATGAATAAACACAAGACCGACGATAAACGCAAGTTAATTGGAATGCGAGATAAGTTAAAGGCCGCATTAGATACCCTGGACCAAGCTATTGAACTTGGCGACGAAATCCACGACTCCCTTCCGAAAAATGGAGACAAATCCAATGCTTGACATGACCCCAGAAATCAAGGAAAAAACTCAGGCGGAAATTCAGGAGGAAAATCGTCGTAGATTTGTTCAACACCTAAGAACAACTAAAAAATGTCAAGGTACTGGAGCATTGCATTATAAAGATACATATTGTGCAATTGGAATATTTTTTGCACACGAAGAGATACCAATTAGAGACCCCCATGACGCCTATTTTAAATTTACTAGATTAACAGGTATACACTATCAAGATATGTTTAGACTTAATGATTACGAATTTAAAACGTTTTCACAGATTGCCGATCATATTGAAGAGAAGGATATGGTCAGAGGTAGGTAGTAAAGCATGTCTGACGAGTTTGAACTACGCACGGACTTATATTGTCATAATTGCGATAAAACATTTTTTGCGGAATTAGATTTACTTCTGACAGGAAATCACGTTATTGAATGTCCGCATTGTGGGCATGAACATTGTCGGGTTATTATGAATGGTAAAGTTACGGGGGATAGATGGGATTCAAGATTTGGGGGAGATAAGTGTTTACCTCGTAGGGTTTGGAAACATAATTCTCTCAAAATTGTAACTTCTAGTGCGACAGAAATTATGAGGCAACGCTGGATCAAAACCCTAACTTGAAGGGGGTTAGATATGCTTGGGGCCTTCTACAATCGTCTGATGGCAAACTATCGCCATTACTTGTTTTCTAACTTCCTACGGCAACAAAAAGGTCAGAAATTCTATGCGATGGCATCAAAAACATCTGGAGCAATTGCATCAACTATTAATGTATCTCCTAATAATATCTACTTTGCAACTAATAGTATTGCTAATACAGCTACGAGTAATTCTGGTAGTTATATTACATGCTCCCATTCTAATACAATTCCAACGGGAGCCCTCATAATTAGCGGGGGGGGTGGGGGAGGAAGTACTTCGGGAACTATAATTGGTCCTGCAATCCACATCCCCAATTCTAATCCAGGAATTTTCTATCCTCCAAAATTAACAATAGAGGATGATGGAAGTGGAAAATATCATGTTCAAGATGATCATCCATTTAAATTAGCGTTGCCAGATGGGGCCTTACTTGATGTAAATGCAGATGGCTCATATAAATTAATTGACAAAGACGCCAAAATAACATATAAGGCGTGTCGGGTTCGGGAATTCAATACCTATCTTAATGCCTCGGATAAGCTTGAAGATTTTATCAAATATTGTGGTACTTTGGGAATAAAGAAAAGGGAAATGCTTGATCTACCAATTAACTTATTCATAGCATGGTTAATCATTCAATCTGCAAAAGCAGACCAAGAACCCGAACCTATAGAAGAAATCAAACTCCTGGAGGATTTACGCCGCTCGGATAAAAATCAATTATCATTCAATTTTGAGCTTGCCTCATCACAAATTGCTGCCTAAGATTGTAACACTTTGTAACAATATTTTACTGAACTCTTGGTTGACTTCGCAACTCAGGGTTTGTACTATTCCAACATTAAGGGTTGATCATGTTTAAAGACTTGCAATATTTAATTGCCGAACCAGAGGTATCAAAAAGTCATTTAATATATCTTGCTTCTCCATATTCTCATGAAGATAAAATGATTGAACAACATCGTTATGAAATTGCCGAGGAAGTAACCGCAAAGGCTCTAAATATGGGGTTCTTTGTATACTCTCCGATTGTGCATTGTCATAACTTAGCCTTAAAATATAACCTACCTACTGATGCCAAGTTTTGGGAGAAGTATAATTATGAACTTTTACTTCGCAGCGATTATTTGGTTGTTCTTGCTTTAAATGGTTGGACTAAATCTAAAGGAGTCAATTGGGAAATTAATACCGCAAATAACTTAGGTAAACGAATTTATTATGAGGAGTATGATAATGCCACATCCACACAAAAATAGGCCAAGAAAAGGAAGGAGAAAAGTCGGAAGTAAAAAACGGGAAGCTAGGGGTCGGGGTTCAAAAACCAAGTGAGGAGTAGGGAAACATGTATCGTCCAACTGGATACCCATTAGCCTTGTGTGTTGTCCACCAAGACAACAATCAGCCAGAGTTTATTGCCGTCCCTGTAAGTTTTCAACATACTCCTGAAGGGAAAAGGAAATCAGTTTCCAAGGTCAATATTTTAGAACTAATAGATACTTTCGGACACAAACAAACGAATAAATTTTTACGCACCTTTGCAGATAGTTGGCTTACCAAAGAGGGTAGTATATTTTTTAGAGAGTTAAAGAAAACGAATGACCGAACAAACGATTGAATATGGCGTCTCTACTATTCCTAATGATGGCTTTGGAACAATTAGGTTAGATGTCCATGACTTTATTAAGAAACGAGAACAAGGAAGGATAAACACCTATAGTTTATCCTTCCTTACCCGAAACAAATATTCCGATATTTTCTCATTTTTAGATGATATAGAAAGAAATGTTAAGAAAACATATCCAGATATAAACGTTCAATCCCATGAAAATGAAACCATCAAAATTTCTGGAAAAGATTATCTCATTATCTGCACGTATCATGCTAGTGAATATAGTATTATTGTTTATGGATCAAAACAGTTTTGCTTAAACATAAAGTCTGCCATTGGCAAAGAAGATAATAAAGTCCAGTTAAATTGGTGGTATAGTGATGAACATGGAGAATTTAATGACCGTCATTTAGATTTGGAATTCAATTATCAAGTTTATGATGAACATTATCCTTACATAAAGGGGGGTTTGGAAAGCTATTTCCGAGAGTATCAAAAATCAAGTGCCCCTATTCTTTTATGTATGGGGGAAGCTGGCACCGGAAAAACAAGCTTCATTAAACATTTTATCAAGACATACAAATTGAATACCATGGTGACTTATGATGATAGAATTATGTCCTCGGACTTTTTCTATATTCAATATCTGGTAGATACCCAAAAACAACTAATGGTTATTGAGGATGCGGATGTTTTACTATCCCCCCGAGAATCCGATGCCAATCCCGCAATGTCAAAGTTGCTAAACATTAGTGATGGGTTGATTAAATTAGAGTCCAAGAAAATCATATTCAGCACAAACATTCAAACATATTCTAAGATTGATTCCGCATTAATTAGACCTGGAAGATGTTTTGATGTAATTAATTTCCGTAAACTAACACACGAAGAAGCAGTGAATGGTTGCAAGGCAGCAAACTTGCCAGAAGTGGAGGAAAATAGAGAATATACCTTATCAGAAATTTTCAATCGTCGGGAACATAGTTTCCATGGTCAGAGAATTGGATTTGGATTATGACAAGAAAATTAGCCACAGTTCGTAAAATTGCGTCTATTGAACCAATTGAAGGGGCCGACAAGATTTGCCTAGCTAGAGTCGACGGATGGCAAATCGTAACACAAAAGGATTGGTGTAAACCCGGAGACTTAATTTGTTATTTTGAGGTTGATTCATTTCTCCCTGTTCGTCCTGAATTTGAATTCCTTCGCAAAAATGGTTTCAAGAGCACCAAGAATCTTGGGGATGGTTTCCGTTTAAAAACAATCAAGCTACGCAAGACTTTATCTCAGGGCTTGATTATGCCTTTGAATTTATTTGAAGAATTTTGTAATCCTATAAATCCAACAACAGATGATTTACCCCCACTAGTCCTCACTAATCTTATAGAAGGGACAGATGTTACAGAAATTCTTGGAGTTAAGCTTTACGAAAAACCAATCCCAACCCAACTAGCTGGAAGGGTTAAAGGCAATTTCCCAATCTTTATCCGCAAAACAGATCAGGAAAGAGCCCAAAATATTGTTAAAGAAATTAAATCTGCTGTTGAAGCAAATACTGTCTTTGAAGCTACTCTGAAATTTGATGGTAGCTCTATGACGATATATAATCATCCAATCAGAAATGGGGCTTGGGGACCATTTGGGGACTTTTCCTTTAATGGAAAGGAAACTGATATTCAGGGAGTATGTTCCCGAAATTGGGACTTGGCTCCTGATGAAGAAGATCAACGAAAGAATTCATTTTGGAAATGTGCCCAAGAACGAGGGTTGATTGAGAAAATCAAATTAATCAAGGCCGAGAGAAAAATGAATGTGGCTCTACAGGGAGAACTAATGGGGCCGGGAGTTCAGGATAATAGAGAATCCTTAACAGGTTTGGAGTTCTTTTGTTTTGATATTTGGGATATTGATCAGCAAGAATATTTGCTTCCTGAAGAACGGCGGCGTATGTGTAAGGAATTTTCTATTGTTGAAGTTCCACATATCCGAGATATTAGCCTTGCTGATATTTGTTTAACAGATGATGTTATTATGCATCTTCTAAAATTTGCTGACCGACCAAGTTATAATCAAGAGGTTCCTGCCGAGGGTGTTGTATTCAAAAGTCTAAATAATCCAAGATATACTTTTAAAATAATCAACAACGAATATTTGCTTCAGGAAAAGGACTAAGGAATGGAATTAAAGGAAGGTTGGAAATGTACCAGTTGTCAGACTATATGGGCACCAACTGTAAAGTCTTGTGAGAAATGCACAGTTCAGGAAAGCAAGAAAGATACCCGACAACTTTTGACCGAGATAGATGTTAGACCCTTTGGAAAATATCCACTTTCCACATGATAACATTTCTTGCCGTTATTCTTTTAATTGAATGTCTTGTACTTGGAGTGGCTATTGTAGCTGCTTATGTTGTGGTTCAAGACATACTAGTAAAACTTGATGAATACAAAAAATATGCTGAAGCTAAAAAGGTTGAGCTAGAGGCTTTTGTAAAAGAAAAACAGGAATTCGTTAATGAAAAACAAGCCTTTGTTCAAGACATAGAGAATCGTATTCGTAATAGTCGTCTAGGTTCATTTCTAAATCTTTGATTTTCTAAATAATAAAAACAATTCAAAAATAGGAAACCCCATGAAATCTACAATTTTTGTAGTTTTAGGCATTTTAATTTTTTCAAGCCCATCATTTGCCTTGGACTGCGCAAAAAATTACAAACCAACATATTGTGAGTCTAAAGACAAGGCACCCAAAGCCGCCAGAAAGGCACCCAGACCACAATATGTTCCCGAAAAAAGACAAGAAGGTAATCCTTTCTTCATAATTCCGTCATTTTTTGGGGCTCTATTTGGTAGTGCAACCGAAATTGTGGATAAGGGAAGCCAGACGGTAGTTCAAGGGGTAAAGAAGACCTTGACAATACCCCGTGATATCCTATATACTGGAGAAGACTCCTTCCTGAAGTAAAACCCCTGGGGTTTGTTATGCAAGTCAACTATGTTAGTGATCTTCACATTGAAATCAATGGCCGAGGCCGCTTGGATCAAAAATGGGCTCCGGCTGATGTTTTGGTGCTTGCTGGCGACACCTTATCAGTCCCTTATCTTCACCCCCAACGAAATGATTCCGAAGCTCGCTCTGTAAAAAAGACTTGGGAATATCTAAAGAAAAACATATTCCCTCAATACAAGAAAATATTTTTGATCATGGGAAACCATGATCATTATCAACATGTATTTAAAAATACCGCTGATATTTGGCGGGAACACATTAAGGATGTTCCAAATCTCGTGTTTCTGGAAAATCAAGACTATTTCTTTGAGGATACTCTTTTTGTTGGGTGTACTCTTTGGACAAATTTCTTAAACGGTAATCCATCAGCTATGATGATAGCTCAAGGATACATGAATGATTATTATTTAATCCTAGAAAAAAAGTATGAGGAACTTTCATATCAAGACAGAATGAACTGGAATCATAAAAAACCCGTGATTACTCCAGAATTCATATATGATGTTCATCAAAAATCCATGATTTATTTGAAGGAAATTGTTGAATTAAATAATGACCTAAAGGTAGTTGTTATTACTCATCATGCTCCATCGTTCCAAAGTATCCATGGACGGCATGTGGGGGATAATGCTAGCCCTGCATATGCCTCAAATCTAGAGGAATTTATCCTAGATAATCCAAACATCAAGGTTTGGCTCCACGGGCATACGCACCATTCTTGTAAGTATCAAATTGGAGAAACAAAAATCTTATCCAATCAATGTGGATATAAAGGAGAAACCAGTTATTATCATTTCAACCCGGATCAAACCTTTGAGGTATAAACTTTGAAAGATATAAAATTAGGAATTATAGAAGAATTGTCTTTATTGTTTGAAAGAGAACCAGAATTATCTTTTTTCCGAGCACTTGATAGAGCCCGACAACTTACTAAAAGTAGTAGTTTTAATAATGATGGAGAAATCCTTTATGCCCTAAGAAGATATAATAAGATAAGACAACATGAAAAAGATAGGGTGATTTATGAAAAATATTTGGATAACAAGTGATAATCACTTTAGTCATGCCAACATAATCAAATTTACTCGTTTAGATGGTAGTTTACTCCGTCCTGGTTTTCGGGACATAACCCATCACGACGAAAATATGATTGAGAAATGGAATTCAGTTGTAAAGTCTGGAGACAAAGTTTATGTGGTTGGGGATTTTGGTAATCCAGAAATAGCAAATCGGCTCATTGGTCAAAAACGATTAATTCTTGGAAATCATGATATTGATGTTCAGAAATTGTTTGGGAAATTCAAAAAAATTCAAGCATGGCGGCGATTTAAAGAACAAAATATCTCTTTTGTTTTAACTCATTTTCCTATGCTCTTAGGAACCGATCACGCAGAACGTGAAATTAAATTCAATATTCATGGACATATTCACGAAAAGATTGTTATGAAAAACAATCAGCCAGATTTACGATATATTAATGTTTGTGTTGAACACTGGAATTATACTCCAATTCATTTAGATGAATTATTAAAAATAATGACCGAGCGAACAAAATTGTTGACCTGAACAAAGAACTTATATAGGATACTTCCTTACAACATGGGGAGTATAGAATGACAGACCTAACAACCTTTTTGGAAATCAAACAAAACGTACATAGAAGAGTGATGGAAGCTAAATATTTACGCCCCAACACGGCAGATTATGCAACAAATGATGAATTAAGAACAAGAAGAAAAAGGATTTGGTCTTATAACCCTAACCCCGGAAGAATTCTTAAAGGAATACAAAACTCTTATAAAGGAGTTGGTGTCAGTAGTCAAAAACACTACGCACTCAAAACGCCAGTATGACCAAGCAAAAAATCTTTTAGAATCGCTGGAACAGCTTGACGGCAACGCTCAAGAAGCCGATAGTCATGGCTACTACTGACGATAGATTGTGCATCTGCTGATTTCATGACCAACCGAAGGAGAAGGAGAAATCTGTGTTATGATCTAACCAATCTTTCTGGGGAAAAAACAACCATGAGAAAAACGACCCAATGGGAAGCAGAAACATGTCCTTGGACAATGGAACCTTTATCTTTCAACTGAAGAACTTGCTCAATTCGGATTATGAATATTATGTCTGTCTCATTCATGCTATCCAAAACATCCTGAGAAATCATTCAATGTTATTTGATGTTATCTCCGAAGCAAAAAAGTTCACCTCCTTAGAAGAAGCCCGGAAATATGCCTATGCTCTAGAGAATGATAATAGGACAGAACTCGGGGCTTGTTTGATTACCGCCTTTGAAGATAACACAATCATAGAATTAGAAAAGTTAAAGCACGAGAAGGAGCGTAAGAATGAGCTACATAGTGTATTCTAAGGAAGATTGTGTGTTTTGTGAGAAAGCTAAAACACTTCTCACTAAACATGCAATACCCTTTGAAGAATATGTAGTACCAAAACACCTAACTCTCCGGGAATTAAAAGAACAATTCCCCCTCGCCAGAACCGTACCGATCATTTTAAAAGATGGCAAAATGATTGGCGGTTATACAGAACTGCAAGCCATCTTAACCTAGGAGTCTAGACTATGGCCACGATTAAGATTGAACCGACTATCACACGTAGCAGTCTGCGTGCTATCCTTAAGAAACACGAAGTAAATCTTCGTTTTCGCAAACTTGACGGGGAAATCACTACCCGACTCGTTACTCTCAAGGAAGGAATTGTGCCTAAGTATTCGGGCGAACCTGGAGGCTCCAACAAGGCAAATTTAACTGTATATGATATACAGAATACACACTGGATCACTATCCCCTTAGAGAATTTGAGAGGGGGAAGCTATAAAGCGGATTAATTGAGTTTCGGCTTGCTGGCAGCGCACTACCACGGGATTCGCCGAATGTCCCTTTTGGGTGGAAAGCGGGCCAGCATTTTATTTTTGAAAAAGGAGTTTGAATATTAATGGGAATTGAAAATAATGAGATTTCCTCCAAAGCATTAGGAGGAACAGAATTAATGACGAAGTTTATTAAAGATAATATAGACCCTGCATTACTTGATAAATTTCAAATCACCCCCAGCCGAATTCGGGATTTAGATGAAACAAAATTGCGAATTTTCTATGCTCACGATCTACCTCATGATCCCGAATCTGCCCCATTAGCTAATGGGGGTTATGAAAAATTTCATCGTTTAGTTTTTGTTTCGCACTGGCAACAACAATTATACATAAACCATTTTAAGCTGCCTTGGCATAAAACTGTTGTTTTACAAAATGCGATTAATCCCATTGAAATCTCTGAAAAACCAACCGACAAAATTAGATTAATATATCATTCAACTCCCCATCGGGGATTGAATATTCTGGTTCCTGTTTTTGAAGAACTTTTAAAAACATATCCCGATAAAATTCATTTGGATGTATATTCTAGTTTTAAGCTTTATGGTTGGGAAGACAGAGATAAGCATTTTGAATCTTTATTTGAAAAAATAAAATCCAATCCCAATATGACTTACCATGGAACTGTTTCAAACGAAGAAATAAGAATTGCCCTGGCAAAAAGTCATATCTTCGCATATCCCAGCATCTGGCCTGAGACAAGCTGTATCTGTCTTATGGAGGCTATGAGTGCAGGCTTGATATGTGTGCATCCAAACTTTGGGGCTCTTCCTGAAACCGCTGCAAATTTAACTTATATGTATAATTGGCACGAAGACCAAAACATACATGTCAAAATTTTCTATATGTACCTAAAAGAAGCCATTGATTTAGCCTTGTCAAAACCGGGAGATGATGCTAAAATGGGGATGGCTAAGACCTATGCCGACCTGTTTTATGGCTGGGGGTTGCGTCGGATTCAATGGACGCAGTTCTTAAAGTCTATAGAACATGAACCCGTTGAGATGCCAAAGGCCCCAGTTTTCACATACAGGACATCATGAAACGAAGGCTGAAAACTTCTGAGGAACGATATATTGGGGAAGAGCCTATCTTTTCCGAACCAATAACTGATCTTAATGATTTTAGACTTATTAAGATTTACAATTACTATAATTATTTTTACACCGTTTCAGAAGGAGGTAAAGATTGGCTTTTGAAGTATATGCGCAATTCTTCTTTATATACTTCGGAACAAATTGATTTGGTAGATAAAACCCCTAATCATCTTACTCCTTTACATATTTGTGTGCATGCCAGATTGCTTAATAATGGCATGATAATTACAAAACAAAAATTGCATGATCACATCCAAAAATTAATGCAATATAAATTTGTACAGATTCCAAAAATAGCACCTAAGGTATATGAATATACCAAGGAAAAGGTTTCCGAAGTTACTGGTTTAATTGAGAACATTTTGGATCAATTTTATGAAGGAAATTATCAATATTTTGATCCTAACATATATGAACTTCTTCAGTCTCAAAATGTTAAGGCTAATCAAGCATCAATGATTCTAAATTTCTATTTACCTCTGGTTAAAGAAGTACTTGAGGCTAATGACAAAAGAATAGAAGGGTATGAACAATTATCAAAAAAACAATTACAAACGTATGGCCAATTTATAACTCAAATCTTTAAGGATTTAAAAAGATATTCTACCAACAAAAACCAAACACGCAAACCCCGTAAAAAGAAGCAAAAAAGTAGTATTCATCTGACTCAGAAGATAAACTATGCCAAGGCCGATCAAGAACTAAAACTCGTTTCAATTAATCCGATAAATATCTGTGGAGCTATGTCTCTTTGGTTGTATAATCTCAAGTATCGGAGATTAACCAATCTAATTGCTGCAACGCCACATGGTTTATCAGTAAAAGGAACCACAGTCATTAATTTTGATGAGCAACAATCCCAGGCAAAAAATCTTCGCAAACCCGAGAAAACCTTGAACGCTGTCTTAAACGAAGGTAAGATTAAACTTCGGCATATTCTTCCAGATTTATCAACAAAACCAACGGCAGTTACCGGAAGAATTGGAAAAGACACAATTATTCTCCGAGCCATCAAATGAACAACGTAATTATGTTTCCAAATTCTAATAAGTTTCGTTCTGTCCCAACCCCCCAAACAGTTCAAGAAGATATTGAAAATCTTAAACTTGCTCATGTTGACGAAGCCCTAGAATTTCTGAATGTATTATTGATGGACAACATGATTATCGGGGGATTCAATTTTGATTTCACCAAAGAAAACAAATATCTTAAAGACTTAGCCATGGTGTCGGAATCTATAAGAGCCATTTTATATAAATATCATAAGATAGATCATCCTCTACATAAATTGAGTGAGAAGATATTTACTACTAAAAATAATGAAGTGGATTGGGCGGGAGAGAAAATTACCGTTCGTGTATGTCAAAAAAAGAAAGACAATGATGACACTCCTTAGCTTCAAAAAGTTTATAAATGAAAGTATAACTTTCCCTTATGAAGAATTAGTTAAAGCTGGGGCTCCTAGGGAACATATTCTAAAACAAGTTCAAAAACATATTTCGGATATTGATAAGCTTGGTCCCCACGTTAAAGATGCAGAGAAAAATAAAGCTAAAGCTGAACTAACTACCTTTATGAAAAAACACCTATTGGAGAATTCCAATTATACTACTTGACCTAAGTCAGATTCTGTATTCTACAATATTAGCGGGAATTAGAGATACAGATGAAATAAATGAAGATTTCCTCCGTCATATTGCCTTGAACACGATCCGAGCAAATTATCACAAATTCAAAAATAAATATGGACGCTTGGTCATCGCAACAGATGGGCGGGATAATTGGCGAAAAAAGATATTTCCATATTACAAAGCCCATCGCCAAAAATCCAGAAACAAAAGACTTATTGACTGGAAGAAAATATATGAGTTAATGAATACCCTCCGAGAAGAACTAAAAGAATATTTTCCTTATCCCGTAATTCATCTTGACGAAACAGAAGGGGACGATATAATTGCTTGTCTGTGTTGGGGGGGTGATTTTGTTACAGATGATGATTTTGATAGAATCTTAATCCTAAGTTCCGATAAAGATTTTGGTCAACTTCAAATGTTATGCCATGTGTATCAATATGATCCAATTCGTAAGAGAGAAATTGTTATTGATAAACCAGCAGATTTTCTAAAAGAGCACATTATCCGAGGGGATGCCTCTGATGGTATTCCAAATATCCTATCTCCCGATAGCGTCATCGTGTCGGGAGGACGGCAACACAAAATGACGGCTCAACGATTTCATTCATTCATGTTCTCGGAGCCCGAGCATTATGATGATGAACCAAAACGTAACTATTTTAGAAATGAGGCATTAATTGATTTAAGAAATATCCCAAAAAAATTGATTGAGGATATTAAACAAGAATATCTATCCCAAATAAACAAAGAACCAAAAAAACTATTCAATTACTTTATGGATAAAGGATTGAGAAATTTAATTAGCGACATAGGAGATTTTAAGTGAGACTCGGATTTGCTGAAACATTAGAAGCTGCTGATAAAGCAAAAACATTAGAAGAGAAACGTCAAGTTTTGGAGAAGAACTTTCATCCATTTATTATTAGACTTTTACAATATGTATATGATCCCCGAATACGATTTGTACTCCCTAAAGGAAGGATTGAATATTCGCCAAATCCTTTGTTTGATTGTCAAAACATATTCTTTACTGAATTTCGGCGTTTGTATCTGTTTATAGAAGGAGGAAATGATCGTATACCTCCAGAGAAGCGATTAAAGCTTTTTGTTAATATGCTAGAAAACTTAGATCATGAGGACGCTGAATTGTTGATGTGTGTAAAGGATAAAAAGCTACCTTATCCAACACTCACCCGAGAGGTTATGTATAAATTGATTCCCAACTTAGTACCCGAAGAATTAAAGGAGGTTAAACTGAACTAATATGTCTAAAAGCCGTGGTAAAAAATATTTTATGGAAGATGATTCAGATTATGATGATTCCCGAGATAACAAAAAGCGATTTCAAGACCGACGTAAGACAAAAAAATTGAAGGCAGCTCTTCAGTCTAAGAATCTGGAGTATTTTGAAAAAGACGAAAATGTCTAAACTCCGCATATTCTTAGATGTTGGAGTTTGGAAAGAAATAGATATATCTCACACTTCTGAAGAAGAAGTTGAAAATATTATAGCAAAAGAACTTAAGAAATATCAAAAAAGGAAAAAGAAAAGTGCCCGAATACCGATTTAAAGATAAGAACACAGGGAAAACCTGGACAGAGTTTATGTCAATTTCTCAACGGACAGAATTACTAGAAGTATCTCCTCATATTGAACAATTAGTCCATGGATTTCCCAGGATTGTTCGGGGTGTTAATTCTTTCGGGCACAAGAAAACATTAGACACTGATTTTAAGAGCAAATTGAAAGCAATCAAGAAAGCAAATCCTGGTTCTACAATCCAGGTTCCATGAAAGAGTAAGCCAATTTGAGTAATCAATTATTAGAAGAAAAGAAACATTTAAGCCGCCGAGAAAAACGCAAATTAGCTCAGGGAAAAAAGTCTCCACAAAATACATCATTAAAAATTATACCGATTAGACCATTAACTAATAATCAGCGTATTAGTTTTGAAGATTTTCAAAATGACCAACATCTATTTCTTCATGGTTGTGCTGGAACGGGAAAATCATTCATTTCCTTATATCTGGCATTAAATCAAATTCTGGGGGGATTTTCTGAACAGAATAAACTTATCATAATTAGGAGTGCAGTTCCAAGTCGGGATATTGGTTTTCTTCCCGGAAATATCAAAGAGAAGATCAAGGAATTTGAAAATCCTTACATTGCCATCTGCCAAGATTTATTTGGCCGGGGTGATGCATATTCTATTTTAAAATCTAAGAATATTCTTGAATTTATTTCTACGTCATTTGTGCGAGGTATAACCCTTGACAATAGTATTATTCTCCTGGAAGAAATACAAAACTGGAATTTTCATGAGGCATCTAGTGTTCTAACTCGGGTTGGAAAAAACTGTCGGGTTATAATCACGGGAGACTTACGACAATCTGATTTAGTTGGGCGGGAAAGAACAGGTCTCCCAAAATTGATTTCCGTAATTAAATCAATGCAATCTTTCTCTTTTGTTGAGTTTGGAATTGAAGACATCGTTAGAAGTGCGTTTGTAAAATCATTCTTATTAGGTGTAATGCGATATGAGGATAAATGTTTGAACACGAATTCTTCCCCCGCGAAACTATTCCATCCATCACTACCAAATGGGGTAGATTATATAAAACCCCAATAGGTAAGCTTCCAAGCGTAACTACTGTTCTTCATTATAGTCCATCTTGGTTTGATAAGACATATCTCAAGGAATGGAGAGAAAGGGTTGGAAAAGAAAAGGCTGAACATATTTCCAATCAGGCAAAAACCCGAGGAACTGCAATTCATAAGATTGCGGAGAAATACCTGGATAATGATCCAGATTATGCTAAAGATGAAATGCCTATAAATATTGATGACTTCAAGAAACTAAAAAAAATCCTAGATCAGAAAGTCCAGGTTATCTATGGGTTGGAGCATGCCTTATATTCCAGAAAATTGATGACCGCTGGTAAAGTTGATTTGGTTGCAGCTTGGGGGGAAAGAGAAGACAAATTTCTCTGGACTGAATTGGCGGTTGTTGATTTCAAAACATCCAAACGCAAAAAAGCTGAAAAGGACATTCTGGCATATTTTATTCAAGCCACTGCTTATGCTTTAATGTTTCAGGAAATGTATCATACTCCCCCCATTGAAAAAATCGTAGTTATTATTCTAGTAGACCATGAACAACCCCAAATTTTTGAGAAAGAAGCAAAGGCGTATTATAACATAGTTGAGGCTATTTTTCCAATCCGAGAACTTATTAATGGGTAAAGAAATTCATGTTTATACTCTAAACGAAAATCCAAAATTATCAAGAGAAGAATTGAAATTTGCAACCAAATATATGTATAGTCTCTTAGTCAGCCGAAAAATTCATGACAACACGAATATCTCAATTGAATCTAAGGAAGTGCATGATAAGCAAGAATTAGAAGGACAAGTACGAATTATTGGGGACATAGATAAAAAAAGTCCTCGCAATTTTCATTTACTTTTGAATACAAAATCATCTAAAAACAGACAACTATTAACTTTGGCTCATGAATTAGTTCATGTTAAACAATTTGCAAAAAATCAACTGGGAATATCCTGGGAAGAAGATGGGGTTAATTATTGTCTCTGGAAAAAACGGAAGATTAATGTAGACAGACGAGGGTATTGGAATTTAGACTGGGAAATAGAAGCTTTCGGAAGACAAGAAGGATTATTGCATCGCTATAAGAAATTTATTAAAGAGCATGAAATAAAATTTGATTGATGTTCTAATAAAAATGTGCTAGAGTTCCCTATCCTGTCAGGCTGCACAGTTCCCGCACCAGCCGGGTACTAGGAGAGGGGTCGCTGGACACGCGGGCTCCTCTCCCCATGGATACAGAAAGAAAGGGGCACCATGTCAAACCGCAAAATTTCTGACACCACCAAGAACCTAATCGCCGCTCGTAAGCTGATTGAGAAACCAGAAAACTGGTGTCAATGGTCTTTAGCTAAAAATATTAAAGGGGAACCAGTTAAGATTAATGATCCAACCGCATTTTCTTTTTGTATCATAGGAGCCTTGGATAAAATAATAGGGAAAGAAACACCATATTCATATAATTATAATGAACGGGATTTACTGTTTAGTGTAACATCTAATCCAGCGGTACTAAACGACTCTAGCACCCATAAAGAAGTTTTAGAAACCTTGGATGCGGTCATTAAGCTGTCTATTATCCGAGACAATTCATGAAAAGAAATCCCGATAAACAAAGTTGGCCCAGTAAGTTAAGTAAAAAAGAAAAACAAGCATTACTGCGCAAACAAGCCGTAATGGCTATGGAGCTTATGGGATTAACATTATCCAAACCTGAGTTGGTGGAGGAAAAGAATGAACCGACTAATTCGGTGTGTCCGTTGTAATAAATGGATCATTCCTGGATATCATAAGTTCACATATGTAAAAGTAAACAAATCTAAACATCGTAGTTATCATGTGGGATGTTATTACCTAGAATGGTTTCTTTCCCGACACGAAATTCTTACCCAGAACGAAATCACTCTCTCAAAAGAGGAATACCAAGTTATACATGAATCCCCAACGTAAAAAAGACCATCGGGGGGCATGGATGGAAAAAGGAAAATGTGATTGTTGTAAATCATGTTGGATTTACGTTGACTCCCGAAGCCCTATATATGGGGAGTGTGTTTTAGGGGGGCCTTTCTCAGGATATGAAAAAGTAGAGGATGGATCATGGATAAAGAAACCACCAACCAAATGATTTCGTATCATGGGGCTGATGAAAAAATCAAACAACAAATGAATGCCGAACTCTGGATTCAATATCTGGAGATTACCAAAAAGTCTCAAAGAATTGGGGCTTTAGGTGATGATAAAACTGGTTTTTGTTGTATGGGGATTGGGTGTGTTTTACTTAAAATTCCATATCAAGAATTTGAAATGTTTAGTAATCTATTTAAATCCCGAGTAGGATTAATAAATGGTCATAGGATATCTCAGCTTAATGATGATAAGCGATATAATTTTAAACAGATAGCCGCAGAACTAAAAGCTAATCCAGAAAAATACTTCACTTGGGCTGAAACGACAGAGCAAAACCATGGAATGTAAATTCATCATAGGCCAAAAAATAGTCTATCTTGGATGTATCCATAAATTAGATGGATATAATGGGAGTAATAACCTTACTACTAATCCAGTTAGATGTGGTATCTATACAGTGCGAGAACTAACTCTTTGTCCTAAAAACAATATACCTTTGGTTAGGGTTAAAGAAATTCGTAATGCTCTTCGCCAGTATATAGAGCCATGGGGACTGTGGGAAATGGCTTGGCATCACCTGAACTTTCGGCCCTTAGAAGAACTAAAAACCACCAAAGAAACAACTACAAATATCACCTTGTTCAAGAAAATCCTGGATGAAGTGAAAAAAGAAGAGGAAAAAGTCTGATGGACTATGAACAAGCAAACAAATATGCAGAAGAAGGTATTCGGGGCTGTATTATTATTGGAACATTATTCGTTTTAGCCGCTTTATATATGATATGGTTTGGAGGGGCAGTTTGATTACATATATTCAAGGAGATTTGTTAAACACTTCCGACAAAATAATAGCTCATGGATGTAATTCTATGGGGGTAATGGGAAAAGGAGTTGCCTTACAAATCAAAGAACGATTTCCCTGGGCTTATGAGGCTTATAAGAATTTTTGTTTATCAATAACTCCTGGAGCTTTGGGATTAAATATTGTATCTAAAGACCCAAATGGTCCTTTGGTTATTATCAATTGTATAACTCAAACTAGATATGGACAAAAAGATATTCGCTATGTAAGTTATGATGCCGTTGATCGTTGTTTTCAGGAAATCAACCAGATAATGAGAACTCTTGGGGATAAATCAATTTCCATTCCAAAAATTGGGGCTGGACTAGGAGGGGGTTATTGGCCTATCATAGAAGAAATTATCAATTATCGTCTGAAAGATTTTCAAGTTAACTGTTATTCCCTCTAAAAAATTTCTTGACTTTCGGCTTCAACTAAGGTAAATTAAGCCTCATTTCTGGAAACTTTACCATCAAAGGCTTTCCTAATGCGACCAACCTTAAAATATTGATCCGCATTTGGAGGCCAACGAAAAGCAATGGCTCTGTTCTTAGCAACCCGAGTAACATTAACCATATCAGATTGATTGCCCCCCAGAACATGAAAATAAGAATCGTCTTCCGAAACATAGTAGGCGACGTGTCCCCCTCCATCCCGAGCAAACACCATAATGCAACCATACGCTGGCTCATGTAAGGACACCCCATAATCTGCCCATGCTCTGGCCCACAACGGCGTTTTGATTCCAGGTTCGTTACCTAATTTTTGTGTCATCGCCATGAATAATCCACACCAAGGAATAGAATCATGAGTGTAATTTTGACCTTGACCAACATCTTTCGCCCATTCAAGAATCTCGGGGTTATCACTATTTCCAGGAACTTCCCGAACTCCCATTAAAGAAATAGCGCCCTTTATCCAAGGAGGAGTGTTTTGCGTATCCGAAACAATAACGTTGGTGTTGGCAACCTGTGGAGGAACTATCGGCGGGGTGGGTTTCAACACAGTAGGCTCTATCGGGACTATTTGGCTGGACGAATCCCCCACAAGCCCCTTGAAAAAGTTAATGAAGTTATTGAGAATGTTAACCATAAAAATACCTCATCTGATAAATAATGCTCATGAGCGAGCCGCCCAATCATCCAATTATTGAAATTTCGTGGCTCTTAGCTGTTTGTTTGACCTCTGGCCTATTTATTCTTATTGGGGGAATGACCTTAGCATTCATAATTCTTGAAAGGTTATAAGATGGATATAATTTTTGATATAGATGGTACTTTGGCAAATGCCGATCACCGCACACATTTTGTTCGCTCTAAACCAAAAAATTGGAATGCCTTCAATGCCGCAATTCCTTTTGATACAGTTCATGAAGATGTGGCTTGGTTATTAGGTTTATTATACCGAACCAATAACACAATTTTATTGGCGAGTGGACGAGGGGAAGAATCTCGTTATGAAACTACAATTTGGTTACGTAATCATAGCATTTATTATCATAAACTTTATATGAGACCCGAAAAAGATTATCGGGATGATACTATTATTAAAAAAGAAATGTTAGATCAAATGCGTTTTGAAGGATTTGATCCTAAAATAGTGTTTGATGATAGGGATAAGGTTGTAAAAATGTGGAGAGATAATGGACTTCGTTGTTTACAAGTAGCGGAGGGTGCATTTTAATGAACTACGAATTTCCAATAATCAAACACTTAGATGATGTGCTGCCTGCCATAAAAAACGCCGAAGAATTCAAAGTTTATGAGAAGGACGAATATATTGTTGTTAATTATGTTATGCAGGGGAACGACACTTTTCCTCCTATTTTACACCCAGATACTAGATATCCTCTGTATATGCGAGAGGATAATAATGCTATGATTCGGCGAGAATGTCGGGGGTTAATCTTCAACAAAAATGGCAAGTTGATACGCCGAGCTTTCCATAAATTTTTCAACATGGGAGAACGGAAAGAAACTTTAAATGTTGATTTTAATGATAATCATTGGATATTAGAAAAGCTTGATGGGAGTATGATAACTCCCCTGCCTTTGAACGAAGGAATTCGTTGGGCCACAAAAATGGGAATTACTGATGTTTCTATGCAAGCCGAAGTTTTCGTGGCTAAGAACCCAAGATACACTAAACTGGCCAAATATCTTTTGGAGGCTGATTTACTCCCGATATATGAATGGTGTAGTCCAAAAAATAGAATAGTCATAGATCATAAAGAAGATAACTTGATTTTAACAGCAGTTCGTAATCAAACTCATGGAAATTATTATAGTTACAACGACATTAAAACTTTAGCTAATGATTTTGGCATTCCGATTGTTAAACAATTTGATCCCCCCGAATATATGGAATCTGTCTATGAATCTGTTGACATGGAAGGAATTGTTGTTTCATTCTATAATGGTCATAAAGTAAAAGTTAAATCAGACTGGTACGTTGCAATTCATCGGGCTAAAGATAACTTACTCCATGAAAAACGAGTCCTTGAATTAATACTTGATAACAAGCTAGATGATATTCTGCCTCATTTACCAGAGCCAGATAAGGAAAAATTGCTAGCCTATCAACAAGGATTTCTAGATGGAATTAAAGAAACAGCAAAATTAACAGATATGATTTGGAGTAAAGTCAAATCAGATGGTTGGACTCGTAAAGAATTTGCTTTGAATATGGCCTCAAATCTAGAGCCTTATTGGCCCGCAATTATTTTTACGTGTTGGAATGATGGAATGGGATTTTTGGATGCAACCATAAATATCATTCGCAAAAATCTAAGTTCTCAGTCCACCGTTGATAAAGTCAGACATTTGTGGAATGAAAACTTAAAATGGAACTATGGAGCTACTTATGAATAGAGAACTGAAAGAAGAAATTATTACTGATTATGGAGTTTTAGTAACTTTGGTAGGGCGTTTGGTATCTCATCCAACTAATAGTCAATGTTTGAATGCAGTCTCGGATCATATTAATAACGTATCTATTCCATTATTAATAAAAATGCGTAAAGATAAAGCCCCAGAAACAATTGAAGAACGATTTGCTGCTTTGGAAAAAAGATTGCAACAACTAGAAGGAAGTTGGTACTAAAATGTGCGTATATTGCTATTGTGGCGACCATATTTGGAAATGGGACCCCCCTATAATGCCTAATACTAGCCCTTGGATTATTCCTACCGCCTTACCAGAACCAGCACCCGGAGTAATACCCACTAAATGGCCGATTGAAAAAGCTAAAGAATATCTAGAACTTCTGAAACAAATTAAAGCTCTGGAAGATTCTATTGGTTGTCCGTGTCCCGAGGAAAGAGCTAAACCTGATTACATAAAAATGCTCCAAGAAATGGTGGATCAAGAGAAAGCAAATACTCCAAAACCAGGATGCCAATGTAAGGAATGTCAGTGTGGAAAATAAAATTTTCATCTATGCTAAATCTTGGTGGCAAGTTACATTAGCCATCATTTATTCAGCATTTAGGCATCCTCTTTCCACTACGATAATTATAAAAGACTATGAACATTGTTGTACACGTAAAGCTTTTAGAGATCACCTTTATAAAAATGACAACAAATGAAGTCTGGACATACTTAAAACAGGTT